GCTAGTTCCAACACTGTCCATCGTTTCGGTGGACAGCATGGAGCTTGCAAAGCTCAACAGGCAGGCGGTGACGGTCTGCCTGTTCGGTCTAACACAGTCACGAAGTGAAGGAGAAGAAACCATGAAGAAGAAGAAGCTCACGTCGTTCGGTTGGGAGTGGTTCCAGAACGGTGTGCGGGTGGCGGTGCAGGTCGGCCATGAGTGGAACGGTGAAGTGCTCACCTACGCCGACAAGCGCATCCTTCGCCGCCTTCGCCGCCTCTGCAAGTAGTCGTCGCCGGTTCCAATCCTCCAGCCTTGTTCGCAGGGCTGGAGTCTGGAGCTTGCTCCACGGTGCAATCGTTCGGTGTCAACGCATTGCAGCGCAAACCACAAAACACCATGTCCAAAGGAAACGTATGCGTAGAACCAACATGGGCCTCGCCATTGCGACGGCCCTATCCAACTCGCAGTTGCGCCCCCGTCAATACGATGGCAACCGCCCACCACCGATGCGGAACTGGCTCGGCGAAGTCGTTGACCGCAGGGTGATTGCCGATGCCTGCGAAGGCGAACGGCAGCGGCAATGGGTCAACGGTTACTGGTGTCGCAAGGGTCGCAAATGGGTCAAGGGCCACGGTTCGCTGGCCGGTTACTTCGCTGCTCAGGCGAAGCGCCGGTCTGAGGACGCCAGCAAGCGTCTGGTTCGGAAGCTCAAGGCGCAGGCGGCGGTTCCTGTCCCTGCGGTCACGGTCGCCGACTTCGTGAAGCACGGCGTCAACGCCGCCTTGCTCACGAAGGACGGGCATCTGCGGAAGTAGGCAGTATTTGCAACGCACAACGGACAAGGCTTAGGCACGGTGGTTTAAGCGCGGAAATGCGAAAGCAGATTACAAGCGGTAATCCGTGGTGGGTAGCGCGTGGTTGACCAGCGTTGCAGTCGGTGGCGGGGGACAGCCAACCCCGCCCTTCATTCCAGCACCGACGATGTTCGGTGTTGGACTGAGGGGTTCTTATCCAGCAGACCTCTCCTTGCGGTAAACCCCGCTGGCATAGGAGACACAGAAGATGCAGACAAGACCCGCAATCTGGTTCAGTCGGCACGACCCAACGGTTGAGCAGGTTGCCGACGTGGAGGCGAATGGCAACACGCTGGTTGCCATCGAAGATGGAAAGAGGCTTGGTGCCATCAGCATCGAGACGGACGAGGACTTGCATCGTGTGATTGGCGACCTCATTGCGTTGGCCAGAACACACGAGGCATACGTCATCTACGGTGTGTTCCCGGTGCCAATGTCAGAACAGTTGCTCCGGAACGACGCCGCGAGTTACAATGATGACGACCACGACTACGACTACCTGACCTGTAAGGCGTCGTGGAACGTCATGCGCAGCGTTGAAGGTGGGAAGCCGACATTCAAACACAAGCAGTGGGTGTATGTGGGATGCCTGTCATTCCCATCATTCCTCACTGGCGATGAGGCGGATGAACTCGGAAAGGAATCCCCATGACCCGACTCGACAACGCAAAGGCCGAGCTTCTGGACGGCATCCTTGAACGGGCTTGCACGTCCGAGCTTCTCGCCTCGGACAAGCTGCTCACGGAGGACATCCGCGCGCGGTATGACGCCGCTGCGAAGGAATGGAACCGCCTGCTTGAAGTGTGCGAGACGCACGTCACCAGCGCGGACACGTTCTTCGTGTTCGCCGCCGAGTCAGCCAAGGTTCAGCCGATGCTCGCGCCGATGGCACGGTGCGCGTGGAACAAGGCATGGAGGCAGGCATGAGCGCCCACACCATAACTTTGAATCCCGGCGACGCCGCGCTCACCTTCACCGACACAGGAACAGGGACGCAGGTGGCCATCATCTGCGAGAAGGATTCGGACACAGGGCTTGCGAAACAGACCCACCAAGTCGCCGTGAGCATGTATTACGCTTGGCTCGGCAGCACCTATGCGAAACATTCGTGCTACTTCATGGAACATGTGCTGCACAAGCCGTGCGCCGAATACAGAGAAGCGCACGGGATGGCATGGGAGAACTGATATGAACAAGGTCAACGTCCACAACGGCTACGAGTTGATTGAGCTTCGGGACGGCGACGCGGCGATGGTGTTCAGAATGGAAGGGAAATCAAAGGACGGAACGCCCATCATCGAACCCGAAATCTACGTGTCGCAGGACAAGCGGTCGGGGTGCACCCTTGCGCTGCTCACGGCCTACTTCGGGGCGCAGCTTCCAGAGGCCACGGTCAAAGCCTGCGAACTGTTCGGTGCGAACCCGAACAAAGTCAAGACAATCACCAGCAAGGAAGAACTGGACAAGATTTCCGGTGGCGATGGCCCGTCGTCGTCGGACAACAAACCAAACCACGGGCATAGGAGAACACCATGAACAACACACACACGCAGTTGCCCCCGCTCACCACGGGGCGCGTTGAGCGGAAGCTCAACAACCCAAGGAGTCGCGCCGTCATCCTCGACTGGCTGGCGCACAACGACACCTGCTTCGCCCAAAACAGGGCGATGGCATTGGTCAAACGGCAGGAAGCCGCCCGCAGCGGAGACGAGACGATGAAGGTCGTCTTGGATTCGACGCTGGAGGCCCAAGTCCATCACGCCATCCACCGGCACGTCCGGTCGTTGGACTGGTGGTTCAAGGGCCAGAACCCTCCGTTGAACCCGGTCATGGAGGACAAGGTATGAGTCGCGAACTCTACACGACCCCGACCGTGACCATGTTCAAGGGGCAGCCCATCCTGCACCTGCCGGTGGTCAAGGATGGCAAGGTGACGGACAACCTGAGCTTCGGCAGACCGAAGGCTCTGGCCATCCTGCGGAACATTCGGTCAATCGTCGAACTGGTGAAGGACACCCCTGCGGTTGTCCCACCCGTTTCGACAGACTCGATTCTCGACGAGGCCGATGCCGCGCTCGTCGAGTTTGACATGAAGGAGAAGAAGCAATGAGCAAAAGCATTCGCGACCTGCCGCTCGAAGTGCAGGTCGGGCAATACCGAAACGCCATTGTCAAGCATGCTGCTGACAAGGGACTCACCGAGAGGGTGGAGCAACACTTCACCCGTCTCGGCTATGGCGGCATAGATGCGTTCGTGACGAACGGCGCACCTGATGCCGAGAAGGTGGAGGAACTCAAGCGCGTGTTCCTCGCCATCTACGACGCAACGAAGGTCGGCTACCTGCTGGCAGCGGCCCCGGTCGCAGCCCCCGAGCCGGTGGCGCACACGAAGAAGCCCGACGACTCCGGCGAGCCGCTGGCCTCGTTTATTCCAGAGGTCGACCCGACCTTCGTGCTCGGGAAGGAAATGCAGAACCACTTCACGTTGGCGTGGAACGATTCGGTCAGGCGGCATCAATGCCTGTTGTTCGTCGGCCCCCGTGGATGCGGAAAGACCGAGGCTGCCAAGCAACTGGCGGCCCACGTCAAGGCTCCGTGCTTCACGAAGGACATGGGCATCGTGGAGCGACCGTCCGAAATGTTCGGGGAGAAGGGTTACTCGCCAGAGAAGGGCACCTATTACACGACGGCGCAGTTCATCCGGTGCATCGAGGCCGGTGGCCACGTCATCGTGCTGGATGAGGTCAGCCGTTGCCGGTCGCACATCGGCAACTCGCTGTTCCCGATTCTGGACGGGCGCGGGTCGGTGTTCCTCGAACCGTTGAACCGATGGGTGACCGTAGGAAAGCAGACCGTGTTCATCGGCACCATCAACATCGGGGCCGAATACACGGGCACGTTCGCAATGGACGCAGCGTTGCGGGACAGGTTCAAGGACGGCGTCGTCCTGTGTGAATACCTGAACCCGAAGGACGAAAGCCGGGTGCTCGTTGAACGCGCGGCGCAGTTCGGTCACACGTTGAAGAAGGAGGACGCGGAGTCGCTCGTGGACTTGGCCAATACGGTTCGTGCGAAGGCCGTTGGTGACGCGGCTGAATACACGCAGTCCATCAGCACCCGCCAACTGGAGGCTGCGGCCGTCAAGTTCGCCGTCGCAGGGCCGGAAAGCCTGCGGTTCACGCTCGGCAACGCCTTCCCGTGCGACGGCGCAAACCGTGAAGAAACCGAGTTCGGCAAGGTCATGGCCCTGATTCAGGGCAAGTTCCCGTCAGTCGCCGCGACGGTGACGAAGAAGAAGCGGCTCGCGTAAGCAGCAGAACACACACACAAAAGAGAAAGGACACGTATGCCTTGGTGGGACAAGCAGGAGAAATGGGACAAGTTGGGCAGGGAGGAATCCCTGTCCGACCATTGGAACAACTGGATGGGTTACGGTGGGACGCTCACCTACTACTCAACGTTCAGGGCGGGTGACGACAAAAGCTCCGCCGAGAGTCTGGAGAGGGAGAGTCTGGAGAGGAAGAACCTTCTCTACAACCTCATCAAGAGGCTGGCGGTCAAGGCCAACCTCATCATCAATGACGAGGAAATCGACAGGCGGCTATACCTTAAGCTGCTACATGATGGCAGTCCATACAGCGAGCGCGTGTCCAACCCGCGCTCTGACCACATCCCAATCAATCCCGACCCTTACATGGATGCAAAGGAGAATGAGCGCGGGTTTGTTCTCGACGCCATGTCGGGTCAGGTGATGACCGAAGTGATGGCCAGAGCCACAATATGCAAGTCGGAATGGCAAAAAGCGTATGGCGCTGGCATCGCGAATGCCTCGCAGTTCGGCCTGACCATCGATGAAGGGAAGCTCGCGTTCGACCTGTTCACGATTGTCGAGGCTGCGGTCGCTCGGGACAGGCTGGTCAAGGAATGGCCGGGCTTCGTGCCGTTCCTGCAAAGACACGCCGAACTGGTCGGGCCGAAGGACGAGTTGCAGGCGTGGATAGACACCCTGCCCAAAGACAAGAAGTTCCTGAACGCCGCCATCCACGCCATCGGGTTCAACCTGACGTCGCTCGACGGCGAGACAGCCACCCTGCCGCCGTCCTACGGTGCAGGGGTCGAGGAAGCGTCCGAAATTCTCACAGCCTCGACCAAGACGAAGCGGTTCAGTGCCGTGGTCAATGCCATCCTAGCCATGAAGAAGCACGGGTTCGTGCTGGAGGATGAAAAGGAGGGCGAACCGCAGGGCGATGGAAAGCAACCCGGCAACGGAGGCGAAGAAGGAGAGCCACCGCCGGACGGTGAGAAGGAGAAGGAGAAGGAGAAACCGAAGCCGCCGGGCGGTGTCCGTGTCTGCAACGTCGATGAATCCAAAACCACGGAGACAATAACGGAAGTCAAGCTTGGGAATATGGATGAAGGCGACTTCGGCAAGTCGGAGTTCGAGAAGATGAAGATTCCTGACATCGAAACAACGGTGGACTACGGCAAGAGCGTCGCTGTCCTTAGAGCGAAGAAAGCTGGCAAATGAGCGCCTACAAGCAAACCGTTCTACGGCTGAAGCCGGTCATCAACAGGATACAGGGGTTCCTGCGGTTCCGGGCCACGGTGTCCGAGGATTACATCAGGGAGCTTGAAGCAGGCGAACTCGACGATGACGCGCTGTGCGAAGTCGCCGTTGAAAAGAAACCGCGCATCTGGCGAAGGATGGAAGCGGAAACCATCAGGCCAATGGCCATCTGCCTGCTCGTGGACATGAGCGGGTCGATGAGCGGTGGAGTTAAGGTTGGAAACGTTTGCAGCAGCCGCATTGAGCAAGCGCGCGATGTCTGCATCGCCCTTTACGAGGCGCTCAAGACCGTCAAGGGCATCGACCTGATGGTCATTGGCCATACCGCAGACGCCGACGCCGAGCATGTGGGAACGATTGGATACAAACTCGTCAAGGTCGGCGGTAGCACCGATGATGGTCTGTCCATGATTGAGTTCATCGTGCCGGAGCAGAACGACCCGCAATCGCTCATGTGTATTCTGCCTATTGGAAACAACGCCGACTCATTCGCAATGGCGTATTGCATCAAGCGCCTGTCGTCCGCCCACCCGTCAGCACCCGAACGCCTGCTGTTCGTCATCAGCGACGGGCAGCCGTCATGTCGCGGGTTGTCAGGAACACCCGCCATGCGCCACATGAGGATGGTGTCGGAGTGGGGGCGGCTGAAGCACGGCGTCAAGAGCTACGGTATCGGCGTCGCCTCGGCCTACTCGGACGAGGATGGGGACATGATGTATGGACACGGTAACTACACGGTGATTGCCGACGTGATGAATGCGGCCCCCATCATCGGCAGGTTCGTCAGGAAGGTCGCATTGAAAGGATGACACGAATGAAACCATTCGTTGCATTGGACATCAACGGATACATCGAGACGTTGTGGTGCATCGACGCCAAGAGCGGGAACGATGGCGTCGCAATGCTGTTCAAGGAATCGAAGGATGGCCCTTGGAAGTTCATGTTCAGGCTCAGGCTGAGGAAGGACGACGACATGAACCCGCTCACCAGCGGTGATGAGAAGATTGGAAACACCTACACGTTCGCCAAGGATTACGGGCCGGGCCTGCCGGGGTTGGTGCACAACGCCATGCTGGAACTGCGCAATTCGTTCTTCAACAAGGATGATGCGCTGCATGTCGTCTTGGTGCAGGGCAACCCTGAGAAGCTGGCCAAGGTCATGGAAAAGGGCGGCCTGCCGTTCATACAGGCACTCAGGATGGACAAGGGCAAGGCGTCGCCGATTGACCCGAAAGACCTGCCGGGACTCATGCGATGACCACAACCCGCGCACATTATGAGAAGTATCGGCGGATGCAGGACTATCTGCCCGTCGAGTTGCAGGAGCTTCTCTGCCCGATACAGGCGTTGAGACGCCTGTTCATGGCAGACCCGCTCCTGAACAACATCCCGCTGGCACGGTTCGACGCGCTGTATCCTGCCGTGCGTCATGCGTTGCAGGAGGCGGGCGTCAGGGTGACGATGGCGGAATCAGTGTGCGCGTTGAAGCACATGCTGGTCTACCGCTGTCTTGGAGAGAAACCACGGTTCATCGAATGAAAGGACAAACCCATGAATAACGACGACAAAGACATGCTGCGACGCAACTACGAGCGATTCGCGAAAGAATGCGCCAAGCAGGTGGCCGGTGCTGTGATGGATTTAGCGGTGTCCAAGGAGGCCAAGGAATCGCGCAACCCGCGAGAGATTGCCGAACTCATGGTCAAGGCCGCGCACGACGCCTTCTTGAAGGCCGTGCACGACCAGATTGGGACGATTCCAGAAAAGGAGAAGGACAGGCTCCTTGAACTCGTCTTAATTCAGGAAGTTGGCCCGTCCATCCGGCAGTCAACACGCAGGCTGGTGGCTCAAATCCTGTTCGATGGCAAGGTGTCAATGTGCTTCGAGGATGCAGGGCTGGTCATCATTCCTGATGCGCCATGAGAAACAAGGACATGCTCAGGGTCGGCGACGTGGTGCTGCTCACGCAAGGCGGCGAGTGCGTCGTCGAAATGGTCAACGATTGCAGGGCAAGGGTAAGACCGCTTGCCAAGAGAACTCGGGAGGTCAGGGACATGGATGGAAACGTCACGGCCAAGTTTGAAGTGAACGTCGGCTCGTTCAATATCTCCCCCCATTCGGACGTGGAAATCATCAGGAGAGACACGCTGCCCGTCGAGTTCGCCGTCGTCGGGACGGAGGACGGCCCTGTGCTGGTGGACAGGACGGGCAGGTCGTGGCTGATGAAGAAACACGCGCTGCTTGTGGACCGCACGGTCGTCAAGGTTCCGGTCAAGGACTACGAACCTGACTTCAAGGCGGCTGGCCTGTCGCCTGTGAAACAGGAGGACACCTGCCCTCAGGCGTTGCTCAGGAAGATTTGGGACGCGAAGTGAACAACCAACGAAAGGACAGAACAACATGAAGAACGGACGATACGTGCTGGACAGTGAATGGAAACCCGTGCTCGAACCCGACCTGTTCAAGTGGGCGGAATGGTTTGAGACGACAGACCGGATGGTCAAGGTGGAGAAGGTCGGAGACTGCGAAGTGTCCACCGTGTTCCTCGGACTAGACCATGCCTTTGGTGACGGCCCCGCCGTGCTGCGGGAAACGATGGTGTTCGGTGGGGCGCTCGACCAAGAGCAGGAGCGTTGCTCGGGCCTGCGCGCAGACGCAGAGGCCATGCACAAGCGGATGGTGGAACGGGTCACAAGGTAGGGGTGAACCAATGAACCACGCCAGATGGGAAATCGTGGAGGACACCGCCGATTGCCTTTGCATCCGAGACATTGGCCCGTGGAACGTGTATCTCACCGTGACCAACGACGCCGAGTGGGTGGTCGAGAGGCTGGCAGCAAGGCTCGCGGGAAGGCGGCTCGAATACTACGACAGCCAAGGGAATCGTGACAGGCTGCTCGTGGAGAACGGAAGGTTCGCCGGATACGCTCCGGTGAGGAAAGGACACGCATGACAGCAGACAAGGACAGGACAGAATTGTTGGACGCATTGGAGGAAATGGCAAGGCAGCATTGCCACACCGGAACCGCTGCGAAGGACCATAACGGACAAGTGGCGGGAACACTGGTGACAGATAGCGGTGCGATTTCGACCAACGCCGACGCCCTGCGCACCCTTGCGAAGCACGGTCGGTTCCGCATCGTGGCGCAAATGTATCGTATGGTCGTCGGCTACTGGCCGGAGAACGACCCTGAGAAGAAGCCTGCGAAAACGAAGTAACAAAGAAAGGACAACCCATCATGGGTATCTACATCGAGAGAACAGCAAAAGAGGAAATGCTTCCCCTGTTCGGGAAGCTCAACAAACTGATTGGGGCCGGGGATGCCGTCGCATTGGACAAACCTCCAGCCTCGTTCGACGACGTGCCGCTTGGAAAGACGGTGGTGGTCGAGGTCGACAACCAGCACTTCAGCGCGCTTGGCGTCGCCCACGACGAGAATGAGTTCAAGCGCATGGTCATCAGGCCGGACCATCGCCCGAGGAAGTTCGGCCTTGTCGAACTGACCGAGGCGAACGCGCTGGCCATGTGCGCCTGCAACTACGCTGACAAGGAGCAGTTCTTGGACGTGCTGCTCGGGCGCAAGAAGATGGAACGCAGGAAACAGGAGGAAACCACGCCAGACCTCAATGCTCCCAAGGACTTGAACCTGCTTCTACGGGCATCGTTCGGTGTGTTCTACCACCAGATGATGGCGTCGATGAAAGACGAGAAGTCCGAGAATCCCGAGCTTCCATTGTGCATGTTCAAGCTGGCCGCTATCGCGTTCGCAGCGGGGGCGATGGCGGTCAAGACGGCGCACGACCAGATTGGGTGCGACGGTGTCGAAACCCTTAGCAAAGGGTTCTCGGACATGAAGGACAACATCTACGACTCGGACGTGACCGACAAGTGCGAGTGCGGCGGGCATCGGCTCGGCAGCATTGACATGAAGGATTACAGCGTCAGCTACGAGTGCGAGTCCTGCGGGAAGAAAGGTTCCCTATGACCGAAAGGAAGATTGCGGACGGGCCGTGCTTCAACCTCGGGAAGGTGGTCATCACCCCCGGCGCGGAAGCCCTGCTCAAGAAGCTCGACAAGAACGGGGACGAGTTCGTCCATCGCCACGTCAGGGGTGATTGGGGCGACCTGTGCGACGAGGATTGGAAGCACAACGACGACGCCATGCTCGGCGGCGACAGGCTGCTGTCGAGCTACGGGGAGGGAGACGACAAGCTGTGGATTATCACCGAATGGGACAGGTCGGTGACGACATTGCTCACACCGGAGGAATACTAGGATGAAGGTCTACGTTTGCAGTTACAGCTACGCCATGCCTTGCTCCATCCAGTTCAAGGTGGCGGCTCGCTCGAAGAAGGATGCGAGGAAGAAACTCAAGGACATGCTTGCGAAAGGCAAGTTCGACGACGTGAAGGGAACAACGGGATGGAGCGCGCCCAAGCAAAACAATAGGGTCACGGTGATTGGGGCGCTTCGCATCGGGTTCGGTGACACCATCAAGACCGTGGACAAGGTGACGGCGAAGTATTGCGCCACCTGCGGGAACGAGCGACTGCTCTGCACCTGCACCCCAATCGAAAGGTATTAGCCATGACGAAACGAAAGTTCTACCAGACGGTGTTCGAGGTTGAAGTGCTGCACGAGGAACCCATCCCTAGCCATCTGACATTGCCCGAAGTGCTGGCAGAGTGCGAGGAAGGGGCGTGGAGTGGAGGAATCAAGGGCATCGATGAGGTCGAGCACCTGTGCGTGCGTAAGAAGCATGACCGATGCTGGCAAACCTGCCATGCGCCGTCAACCGGATTTGCGAGTGTCGCAAATCGTGGCGGCCGCGCGCCGGAGAGTCAGGATTTTGGCGGCATCCTGCACGACGTCCGGAGGAACGGGCTGTTCGAGGCAGTCAACGCCCTGTCGGTGCTGGCACAACAGTTCGACTCCATCGCTGATTACAGGTGGCAGCAGGACATTGGCGAGAAGGAGTTGAAGGCGGAGAAGAATGCTTTGAAAGAAGCCGAGCGTGTGCTGGCGTCGCATGGGTTGAAGCCCGGCGACAAGCTGCGCACGTAGTAGAAAGGACAAACCATGAAACGCAGAATCATCACCGTGAAGAACGTCACGTTGCAATTCGATGTGCTTGGACGGGTGCCTGTCGGACTTGGGAAAGTCCCTGTCATTGTCTCGGCGGAAGTGGCTATCATCAACGGTGCGCTGATGCCGATGCCGAGCCAGCCGCACCTGTTCCTGCACAAGCGGTTGAAGGCCACACTGAGGACGGTGGACGAATGAAACTTTGCGATAAGTGCGGCTCCGACGACATCGAACTCTCGCGTTCTTGTGGTGCATGGGTGTGCAACAAGTGCGACCATCACAACGGTCTGGCCCGCTGCTTCTGCGGATGGGCAGCGAGCGGTGGAGACGGATACAAGGAACTGGTCGAACTAGGTGAAACAATCGAGCCTGAACCATGAAACATCCACCACTCATCCTATCGATTGATTGGGACTTCTTCATCAAGGAAGACCCGAAGCTCGACATGGGACATCGGGAAATACCGATTTTCCTCGAAACGATGTGGGCCATCAGGCTCGCAGGCTGGATGGCCACTCGGGAGGCTGAGTCCATCGAGGACGTGACGCCGTTCACCGGGCCGTCACCGGAGCGGTTTGTGATGAAGCTCGGCACGACGTTCGGTTACAAACACCTGCTGTTCGGCAACGCACTGGTCGGGTGCGCCGAGTCCCATGCCGCCCTGCCGCAGTTGCTCGACAAGCTTGGATTGAAGGACGGCGACAAGTGCGATGTCGTGAACATCGACGCGCACCACGACTGCGGTTACGGCGACAATCTGGACAACGCCGAGTTCAAGGACAAGTTCGATTGCGGGTCGTGGGTGCCGCACCTTCATGCGAGGGGGATGCTCAACTCCATGACGCAATGCTACCCTGACTGGCGGTTCAAGCATCCTGAGTGCAGCAGGGAAACGCACAAAAACATCAAGGAGCGGCTCCCCGTCACGTTCCAGTTCCTGAGCAGGATGAAGCCGAGGGCGTTCAACAGGCCCATCGCCGCCATCTTCCTGTGCCGGTCTGGATGTTGGAGTCCGCCGTGCTACGATGACAAGTTCAACGTGCTCTGCGGGATGTTTGGCAACACCGGCATCCCCGCACGGAACCTCGACATGGATGAAGTGAACAAGTTAGCGAAGATGGAGGCCGAGCAGATGAAGGAAATCAAGGAACACAACGCGAAACTACAGGCACAGCCATGAGCATTTTCGGAAGCTACTACCCACCGGGCGCGGCGAACCACCCGCACGCCCCTTACAACGAGCAAATCCCGCCCGATTCATTCTTCACGGCGCAGAACAACACACGCCGAATCTTCTGCCGCTATGGGGCGAAGAATTGGGGCGACGTTGACCGGATGCTCTACAAGCATTCCGTGTGCGGGTTGAGCATCGGAGTCCAGTGCGATGATGGCGAACGCCCGCACTACGGCCACAATCTATACAAACTCACCGCCGAGTCCCCCGCCGTGCTGGTGCTTGTCAGTAGCATCGTGGAGGGCGTGGAGCAAACCACCGACACGGTGGAGGTTGACCTGACCAAGCGCGGAACGCGCAAGACCGGCACCATCCTTGCGCGGTTGGATGCCGCTGTTGCCATAGTGGAGCAGCAGGCCCGCCGAATCTGGATGAACACACACGGGTGCGAATCCTGCAAGCGGCATTGGTGTAAGGTGGGCAAGACATTTTTGGATTCCTGCCCTGACGGACTTACCCCCGTGTGGCTCAAGTGCCGCAAGTGCAACGGACGAGGCATTGTGATATGAACGCCCGCGCCACCACGAAGTCCCACCCGCGCGCGGACCTCAAGGAGCAGCACGCGGAACTGCTCGCAGCGTTGGAAAGGGTTGTGCTTTACAGCCGCCCCAAAGCCAAGCAGGTCAACCTGAACTTGGCCATCGACCGAGCAAGGCAAGTCATCAGAAAGGCGACGGGCACACCATGACAGCCAAGCAAGCCCGGCGCATCGTCTCCAAGGCCATCCTGCACCTTCGGCTGATTGAGAAGGATTGCGACATGGCCATTGATGGAACGTGGAACGTGCGAGACATTGGCTCCATCGGTGGCTTTGAAGCCATGCGCGACAACGCCCTCGAAAGCCGCAAGGAGTTGAAAGCCCTGCTCAAGACAATGCCCAAATGAACACCGATACCGAAACACTGGTGCAGGTCGCCGCCGTGTCCCTCATGTGCGGCATGGTCATGGGTGGATGCCTTGTCGTCCTGTGGAGGATGATTGCTGACTCGATGTGGGAACGCATCGAGAAGCTTGAACGCGCAAGGCGGGAGCGGTTCAAGCAGGTCGAAGGTAAGTATGTCAGCGGTTCGTCACCCCGACAGCCTTCTCAGACAGCCTGTCGAGAATCTCCTTCATCCGTGCGTCAGGCACGAAGTAGCCCGGCATCGCAGGGGTGAACGGCCTGCCCGCCTCAAGCCTTGTCACCGTCTTGTCCGCCGGTATCACCACCACCCTTGTTCGGAGGCACGCTGTTGATGCCGTCGTCAAGAAGGCGGTTGACAGTAGAAGCGTCAGCAGCGGCGATGGCTTTGGCATTTTCATCCTTGGCCCTTTGCAGTTGCACCACCGGGTCGTCGTCCCTCTGCCATTTCCTGTAAAGGACTCTGGCTAGGACGGCCACCACGGTTGCGACAATCCCGAGGATGGCGGCGGTCATGGTTACTTGGCCCCGACATCCTCGCTCGACTTGTCGCTGTCACGGGCGAACAGCCCTGTAAGGAACGTCCCCACCGCAATGAGAACGTCGCCGACGATGGCCATGTCAGTCTGCGACTTGAAGTAAACCCCAAGGGCAGCCACGGCACCGGCCACAGTCGTTTTCCACGACTTGACCCCCGACTTGATTACTGAGGTTGGATTCATCAAGGCCAACCTAGCGAAGAACCAGCAGAAAGGCAACATGCAAAACGACAGCGCAGAGAAACCACCAATGGAACCCTACAAACCAACACCGCACGACCTGCAATGGAGCAGGAACCTGCTCGCCATGCTGAAGGACGGCGGAACTTGGGCCATACCGAAAACCGGCTCCATCTACACCGTGGACAAGAACGCAAAGACGCTGACCTGCACTCACGGATACGATGCAACCATGCACAACATGGTCACAGGCGTATTCAATCAGCTAGGATACGCACTTGTTGTGTTGTGTCCAGTTGACGGCAGGACAAAGATGGCATAGCAGTAGCTACGCAGACAGTAGGACACAACACGCACTATGAATGACACCACAATCGATACCGTAAATGGAACACCACCACCACCAATCACCACGAGAGAGGAACAGCGCGCCGAGCGGCGGCGCAGGATAAAGGCGATTCTGGAGTTGCCTGACGGCCTTACCTTGAGGGAGGTCGCAAAGCGCATCGGTTTGCCGCGCGTCACCACGGCGTTCCTGCTGTGCAGGGATGCGGGTTATCAGACCAGACCGACTGGTCGTCCGCTTGGAACTGGCCACGGGCCTGTGCCTCTCACGACCGAACGCCTGTCAATCCTTGAGCATGGGGCCAAGGAGAACTGGACACTTAAACAGGTCGGGGACGCCCTCGGAACCACACGCCAATACGCCAGACATCTTTACAAGCTGCATGGCATCGCACGAACGAACAGGCGTGGCGGCGGGAGAGGCCGTCCTTTGTCTGCCAAGTCATTGGCTCTCATCGAGGATGTCACCAAGAACGGGCTGAACGGCAGGACGGGGCCGCAACTGGCGAAGCAACACGGTGTGAGCGTGGTGAGAATCTATTCACTTCTGCGACCGCGCGGGTTCTTTGGTCGCACTGTGGGCAGGCGCGCCGAGTTCATGGCGTCCATCGTTGATGGTCGGGGCCGGTGCCTGTTTTGCAACACCATGCAGCCTCTGAATGACTTCCGAGGGTTCAAGTGCGGCCCGTGCTGGCGCGCAGTCATCTACCGGCTCGCACGTCAAGGTGCCAAGGAGCGGCGCGAGTTCTGGAACCTGCACCATCCGAAGGTGCCCAAGGTCTGACCTATGGCAAAATCTACCGACACCATCAACTGCTGCGCCATCGAGCAGTTCATTCATTGCAGGATGTGCATGGCCGAGATACCAGCGGGCGTGTCACCGAAGGAATGGTCGCAGCTTGAGGCAGGGTTCACCAAGGACAACACGATGCAAGTCTGGTGCAGACGGCATGACGCCAAGGTTCTCGAACTGGTCGTGACCGACGTGGTGGAGGATTGCAAATGAGCAAGATGACGTTTTGGGAAAGGGCGGACAAACTGCCCCCGATACTGGTTAGGCTTCTGGCCAGACAGGGAGGAAGGCCGATGTCCATGAGCGGGATAGCGCAGGCATCCGGCCTTGAAATGCACACGGTCGATGCGTTGTCGTGGTCGCTGGACTGGAACACGGTTCCACTTGGAACCATGAGGCGGTTCCTGACCGGGTGCGGGGTGGACTTTGCGAAGTTCAGTGAATGGAAACGGGCGGTCAACTACCTTGAGTCGCCGGGGTGCAACTTCCGATACCTGCGGCGGCACAAGGATTGGAAATCCACCTACGAGCCTATGCTCGCGAAGTGGTTGAAATCGGTGAGTCCAACAACATGAGCGGACATGACGGCAAAACGAACAACGAGGTATTCCCAGAGTTCCATGCGTTCCTGAGCATGACGCTGTCGGTCAGGACGTGCGACGATTACAGGCGCATCGTAACGAACTGGATGGCGTCGAAGGATGCAAACGGGACGGTGATTGGAACCAAGCTGCCCATCGACCTGACGCTGGAGGATTACTACAACTTCGTCAATGACGGGCAGATTTCGGTCAGGGGCAAGGATGGCAAGCCAACCAAGAGCGGGACGCGCAGCGTCGTTCTGGCTGCGTTGCGGAGTTACGGGAAGTTCTGCTTCGGCAAGTATGGCATCCCGAACCTTGCCTCACTGGTGAAGGTGAACATCAGGCTGATGACGCACGAGCAGCGCGAGACGGTCGAACGCCTGCCACTGTCTGACGAGGCCATGCACAAGCTGCTGAAACTGCCAGACCTGCCAGCCTTTTGGGACGCTGCCATTCGCATTGGCATCGAGACAGGACTGAGGCTGAGCGACATCTGCCAGCTTGAGGCGGCCTGCCTTGGAAAGAGCGAGTCGGGCTGTGATGTGCTGAACGTGTGGACGGACAAGCGTGACAAGCGCGTCTCGGTCCCAATCTGCGCCACCACAGCGAACCTGATTCGCAGCATGGCCTCGACCGGGTTCCTGTTCCCGGAACAGCGTGAACAGGTTCTCGATGTCAGGCGCAGGGCGGGATTGTCGACCGCGTTCACCCACCTGTTGAAGAAGGCGCACGTCTGGAAGCCTCATGTCAGCTTCCATTCCATCCGCCATGCCTACGTCACCAAGCTGGTCTTGGACGGGATGGCGATGGAACTGGTTGCGGAACGGGTGGGTCACTCAAGCACCAAGACCACCGATGGCTACAACCACGCGCCAAGAAAAAGGCACGAGCCGTTGACCCGTGTTACGCGCGAGGAAATGCTGAAGTCGGGAATGCACCCCGCCGTTTTTGACGTTCTCTACGGGAAGGAGTAGGATGATTTGCTGGCGCGGTTTAACTACGCCGCGCCAAGCCCCGTAAGCCGTGAGAGCGGGTTAGGGAATCCAGCAGGTTTCGTCATTCCTCTGGATGCGTTCTCGACATAGGGACGCCACTCCTTGGCTGCGTCGGTGGTCGCAGTTTTACCACATCCACGGCACCACCATGCTAACCGTAACGATACGCCCCGCCCTTATCTACGATGCCACACGCCAGAGTGATGCTCCATGAGCCTGTCGTTGTGGTGTCCTTAACCGTCGGGCATGGCCCCTCGAACGCCACGTTGAACTTGTTTCCGAACTTCTGGCTGGTGAAATCCGACGCTGTGTTGCCAGCCCCGATGTAATGCCAGTGGTCGGACCCGCTCTCCTGCGGCCCGAACGGTGCACCGGCCTGCTTGATGAACCCGGCAGGAGAAGCCTGCCCGACGACGTTCATAAACAGCTTCACCGGCAGGCTCAACCTTGCAGGGAGAACATCGGTATCACCACCCGCCATGTCAGCCTGCGTCAGCCAAGGTGCGAACTTGTAGTTGTTCGGCTTCGCAATTCCAGCAGCCACCGAAGCGGCAATCCCACCCGACACAGTCGCACCGACGTTCAGGAAGTAACCCGACCCATTGTTTGTCGTGTTGACGCTGGCGATTGACTTTCCCCCGCTGCCATCGGCAGCCGACATGACCAGTGAAGCAGCCGCCGGAACCCCAGCCGGTGGTGGGGCAATGCTGATGGTAGGTGTGCCCTCGTAGCCTTCCCCTCCATCGACGAGGATGGCGTTGATGCCGTAGGTCAGGTTAAGGTCGATGTCACCACCAACGGTCACCACCCCCGGCAACCCGCCTACCGTGTAAGCCCCCTCGCTCAGTATCGAAATCGCAGTCACCACCCCTCCAGCCACCGCGTCCACCCTGAACCTCGCCTTGGTGGAAAGCGGCCCGCCATTATCCTCCAAGTCGTATTCCTGCCCGACGCTGTGGCCTGCGCCACCCGCAGCCACTGTAGCCTGAACAACCACAATCCTTGTCCACACCACCGCGACCCTGCCGTAGAACTGGAAGTTCGGTGCCCACGCAGCCCTCAATACTCCCTCCGTGGCTCCGTAGATGGCGTAGAATTGCAATGGGTCGTCAAAGGCTCCTGTCTCCTCGGAAGCTGCCGCAAGCCCGTCTGGAGTCGGTTCACCAGCGAACACGACACCCCTTGCCTCACCGCATGATGTTCCACTGGCTCCGTAGTTCCTGCCTGATGTCTCAGTGGTAAGCGAAAAACCGCCACCATCAATGGCCCACATCGAAGGCGTTGGAGCCTGAACCAATGTCGGGGAGTGCCTCAACCTGCACAGGTAGTCTTTGCATTGCCGGACGAACTTCCTGAATATCCCTGTCAGGATGCGGAACCTCATGCGCTTTGTGTCCGGCTGGTCAACCCAGCCCCCCATCGTGTATCTGCGGGTGATGCCAACCGTGACATTGGTAAGCGGGTCGTCCTTGGTGCCGCATTTCAGGTCGAAGTCCGTGCTCGCCCGTTCAACAACAAGCCAATACTTCTTCTCAGGAACCAATGAGACAGGAGTGGAAGCGAACGCCAGCAGCCTGTAGTAACCACCAGTCAAGACCGGGTTCTGGTATCCTCCGGGGATGACGTCACGAATGCACCCCACCGTAAGCTCGGTCACCAGCGTTCCTATCTGGTCGTTGCTGTCCTCGTAGATGAACACCCGCTCCTGAAAGGTCGGCCACTTCACGTCCTCTCCCCATTCGGCGTTGGGCCTCAAAGTAAGCGCGCCGATTCCACCCACCGAATACTCAAGCTCAACTGCCGTCGTGAAGTAACCAACCCCGCTGAATTGCTGGGCATATTTGGTGACTGTGGCATCCAGAGTTACAGGAGCCACCGGGTTGACCGCCAGCTTGTAGGCTTCGTCGTAGTTGTCCTGCAACGGAGAGGCGGTCGGAATCTGGCCCAAAGGCGGAAGGGTGATGTCAGTGAACAGCGAGTCCCCATCAAGCAGCCCGAGTCCGCCCTGAACCTCAACAAGAAGACCATCCAGTGAACCCAATCGCGCGAAGTCGTTCTTGTAGCCGTCGATGTAATTGGCCAAGGAGTTCAGCAGGGGCGTGTTGTAGTAGCCGTCCGGCACCTTCCTCGCCGTGTTGACTCCTGCGATTGCGTAGAACCCATCCTGCGGGGCGATGCCGGGGCCAGCGCCGTCATGGAACCGGGCGGCCCAGCCGATGGAGGGTGGCCCCGCCCAAGGGAACGCCGTCGTGCCAACGAACGCATTGCGCTCGGCTGTCCTGCGCATGAGTTCCTCCGTGCCAACAGGGTCGACGCACGGCCCTGCCTGCGAACGGATGGAGACTGGAATGAGTCCGGCCATAGGTCAGAACTGAACCATGTTCAGCTTGGTAGTTGTCCTCGGCGAGGTCACCGAGCTTTCGATGTAAAGGGTCACGTTCAACCCGTTCAGCCCTCCCCCGATTGGGTTCGGTGGGATGGCGGAGAACCGGACGTAGATGTCCCCCGGCGCATCGCTCATGTCAACCTCGGCCAAGTTCATCCCGTCACCTACCGAAGCAATCCTTGCATCGAGTTCAACGAGGCTACGACCCCAAACCCCGGAAGCGCCGACACCGAACATCCACTTGAACACGGTCATCTTGTCGACAGGGATGTTGGTCGTCACCGAAAAGAGCAGGGTTCCATCGCACCGGACAATGGCGACGCCGAAGTCCACCGTGTAGATGACCGGCTGCGTCGGAACCGAGTTCCCGATGTAGATGCAGAACGGCACAAGGGTTCCGCCTATCTCGCCAAGCACGTTCACGATGGTCTGGTGGACGAACCCAACCGGATTGATGGTGCTCAGGCCATGAACGGCGATGCTGCTTGGAACCCGCGTTCCATTCCTGACCAGCTTGAACCCACGGAAATAGAACCGGCTGGGCAATGGAGCAGCCACAAACTCGAACACAAGGGATACCTTCGAGTATCCGAATGAGGACAGGTTCGGGAACGCAGCCGACACGTCTACCTCGACCCCGTTCTTCACTTCCTGCGGCGGGTCGGTCATGGTGATGGGCTTTACATTCCCGCCTGTTGCGAAGGTGTTCGCAGCACCAGCAGAACATGGTGACGATGGGGCCGGAGGTTCATCTGGCGGAACGACCGTGATGATGACAGGGCCGGGCGGCGGTTTATCCGATGTGACCTCCGTGACGACCCTTGACTCATCATCGGACTGGACATCGACGATGAGCAGGTCGTTGTCCACCCTGAAGTCATCATTCTTCTCTCCGTTGACGACCACACCATTGGTGTAAGCCGAAGCCCCGGTCAGCCTGTAGGGAGGCTCGTTCACCGCCCGGTGATAGGGTGGATACGGTGAAGGCGGGTAGGTCATCAGAACGCGAACGCCCTGTCGGATGTCCTGCCCATCCCGACGGCGGCGTCAATGAGGTTCCGTGAGTTGAGCGGTGGAGCCATTCCGGTAGACCTGCTCTTGCTGGTGCCTGTGAACGGCTTGATGCCGATGGACAGCCCGAAGTGATTGAACACCCTGACAGCATCACTTACGGTGTCGGCCCCGTCAGTGGACATGGCCGAGAGCAGCCGTCGGTATTCACCCTCGCTCGGGGCCGTCCTGAACACCGTCCGCAACGGGTGCCTTGCGCTGAACGCCCTCTGGACGTAATCGCGCGGGTCGTCGTGACCGGCTTCTCGGGCGGCTTCGATGGCCCCTTGGTAGGCGTCCGAGAACTCGCCGGGGTCATTGCCATAGGTGGCAAGCTCCATCCTACCAAGCCACGGCGTCACCTTGGTCGGCACCGAATAACCACCCGTTGACTGGCGCACGTCCATCTTCAAGTCACGGCCTGTGATTCTCAGCCAGTTCCGCGCGTTCAACCGCTGGATGAACCGGGACTCGGCATTGTCCAAGTCCGCCAAGTTGTTCACCATCTGGATGTATTGCAGGGCACCACCGCCACCCGCAGCTTGGGCCAGAGGCCGGATGACCCCTGCATAGTCGGCGTCACCTTGGATGAAGAACGATTGCCCGGCCTTGAACAGGCTCAGCAGCGAGTTCACGCCGATGATGCGGCTGTCCACGGACACCCCACGATTGTCGCCGCCCTGTCCCGTGTTCACCACCGTATTGATGGCGTCACCGAACAACCCGAATGTGCCGATGCGGTTGACGTTCTCGAACGCGGCAGCCACCGGGTTCTCACCGCCAAGCAAGCGCACGTTCCTGCGCCTCCTGAGCAGCTTCTCGTAATACGAATCCACCGCCGCAGACAGGAACAAGCCGCCGAAGAAGGTGATTCCAAGCCCCGCTATGCCCCCTAGCGCGGCCTTCATGCTGTTTCGACCCTCGGTGTTGAGCCGGAGGCCCGGTATTGCAACCATGCGCCTCCACGACCAGCCAAGGAGCGGGCTGGAGAACCGGATGATGGAGTTGTTGAACGCCGCCAGCGGCATCGTGCTGATGTTGTTCTCGGACGATACCTCGCTCATCATCATGGCGTGAATGGCGATGGCCGTCTTGTTGGTCAGTTGGTTGGTGTCGCCCCGCTCCCGCCGTTCGATGGCGTCCTTTGCAATCGTCTTGAGGTCCAGCCCCCAATTCTTCATGTCAGCGTCGAACCGCATGAAGGAATCCTTCCTCAGGCCGGTGTAGCCCATCGTCTCGCCGGTTATCTCGGCGTCAGGGTCGCCGTCAAGAACCTCCATCGCCCTGTTGATGTAGACCTTGGCCAGCTTCCATGTCCTGAACGTGAGCACCTTGTTCGCCACAATCGCCGAGAAGCTGAACGGGGCAAAGGGTCTGATGAGGGTGTGCTTGGCCTCCCCGCCAGCCTTGCCCACAGCGAACCCGAGCACGTCCTGAATCCCACGGAACACCTGAGCCGAACGCTGCTCCCCTTCAAGCGGGTAACGCACGTCGGTCAGCTTCTTGACGGCAGCCGGGTCGGTCAGCTTGAGTTCCTCCCAAAGCTTTTGTTCCTCGGACTCGTTCTGCCATTGCAACCCGATGGCTTGAACCAGCGAATGGGCTATCTCTACCCCGGCTTCGGGCACCGTGCCGCCCACAGCCTTCAACACATCACTTCCTGCCCCCCAACGGAACGACAGGTCAACCAGCGCACCCAACTGAGCGATGGCTGACCCAATCTGGTTCACCATCATGCCCGCCAAGGTGCTGGAGAACATGAACAAGCCCCGTGTCAGGTGTTCAGGGTGATTGTCACGCCGGAAGTAGTCAGACAGGCTGTGCTTGGACTCATCAAGGATACCGAACCGTTTCTCCCACTTCACAAGGGTCTTGTAACGCACGTCTCCAAGCTTAGCGCGAACACGCGCTTCGTGTTCTGAGGCGGAAAGGACTTCACCGGCAGCCTCCTTGTCTACCTCACGTCGGGCGTTGTCCAGCGCGTCGATGCCGGACTGCACTTCTTCGGTGAGGTCGCGCCAAGCGTTGGCCAGCGTCCTTTGCCCACGACCGAACGCCGTCTGCGCCGCAATCCTTCTCGCCACCTGCGCGGCCACCCTTTGGTCGAAGTTGTAGTAGCTGAACCATTCACCGGGCAGGTCTTCGATGACCCTCGGGTTGATGAAGGCGTCAGGGGACATATTCTCAATCCCTGTGACATCATTCGCCGCGTCCCCTTCCGCCTCTTTCAGGATGTGGTCGGCATGCTTGTAGTAGTAGCCGAGCCGGTTCAGGACGTAGGCCACGTATTCGGCCCTGCTCTTGCCGCTCCCCGTCAACTCGTGGAGGTTCTCCGCAAAGGCGATGACGTTCCCGCCAGACTCGTCGAACGCCTTGCGAACAAGGTAAGGGTCCGCCCTATAGCTCAACGTGTCCTTGTCACGCTTCGATTGAAGGAGCCTTCGGTATTTGACACGGTCACCACCCGATTCCTCCATCGCCTCGGCCTCCCTCAGCGCCGGGTCGCCACCCACCTTGAATACCTCGAACGCGCTTTCCCGTGGCATTTCCATCAACGGCCTGAGGAACAACGTCAGCACCGTGTCCTTGTAGGTGCCGCCGTAGAACTTGTTCACCAAGGCTTCAAGGGCGGCCCTGTCATTTTCGTAAAGCTGGTCAGCATCGTCGAAGTTCATGTCCGACCAGCCGATGTCGCGCAGCGTCCTGACCATCATCTTGAACCTTCGGTGCAGCGTTTGCGGGAAGGTGTAGGAACCCTTCGGTATATGCCTGCGGATGGCCGTCTCGTATTTGCCGGTCGCAGGGTTGAACACTTTCAGGGATTCATCCTCAACCCCTATCCCGCTGCGCTCAACCTTGTCCATCGCCCAATCCATGAACTCGGACTGCATGTCAACGAGGTCTTTGAGCGCCGAACGCCATGCCTCGGGGTCGGCTGACACGATGTGCTTCGTGCCCTCGTTGTCCATCAGCATCTTCATCACCCTGTTCCAGATGGCCGAGGTCAACGCAGAAGGGTTGTCGGCATACTTTTCCTCAAGGTCGTAGTTGTATTGCAGCGCGTTCCTGACCGGGTCGAGCATGTGCTCCCGCAGGAAGGCCCGCTTGTCGCTCACCCATTCCGGCATCAAGGCCAAGACATGGTTCTCCAAGTCGAATATCCTGCGACCGTAACGCTCGTGAGTGTTCCTGAACTCGTAGTCCAGCGTCTGGAACTTGTGCCCCATCACCATGATGGCCCGCGCGATTCCTGTCCCGAACGCATCGGCAATCTTCTTCCAGACCGGGGCGAACCCAAGCTCCATCATCAGCTTCTCCGACGCCGCCACGTTCACCCTGATATGGTGGTTGTCGGCCAGAATCCTGAACTGACGCTTGATGTATTCGTAGTCCGAGTCCAGTGCGCCCTCGTCCCCTGATGCAGCCCGTTCCTCCCTTGCCAGCATGAACTCCTTCATCGACAGGAGCCACCCTTCGACCTCGTCCGGGTTGGTCACGGTGCCCTTGTTGCTGAGCCGCAGCGTCTTCCTGCTGCCCTCGGACACAAGCTGTTCACGGGTCGCATCAGGCGAAGGCGGAACAACGACGGTCGCCTTGTCCAAGAACTCGAAGTCGGCGCTCAACGACAGGCCAGCGTTCAACCTGCTGACGTGCGTGTTGAGAACCTTCAGTGCCGCCTGCCCCATCTTCAGCCTGCTCTGGAGCCGTTCGTGCGCGCGACGTGCGTTCCGCAGGTCAACCTTGGCCTTCAGATGGGCGTTACGGTAGCGTTCAGCGATGGTTGCAGTCCTCTTGAGGTCGCCCACCGACGACACCAGCGCCCGCTTGTCACCCCTGTAAACGTCCCTGTCAGCGTCAGCGACGGACTTCGCGATGTCCACACGAGCCGCCCCGTCCTGATGTTTGCGCAACTCAATCGCCGCCATCGTCCGCATGTGCGTCTTGGCGAAGGCGATGATGGAGGCGGTCATGGCGACCGAACGCAGGCTGCCATCCACCAGTTCGGCATAGGCAGGGTCCGCCTTGAGCGCCGCGATGATGTCTGCCGGTGAAGCCGTGAAGTCGATGGTCGGGTCGAGCGCCAGTTGCTCAAGAACCTCGAACAGGCCGTCCGGGTTCAGCCCGCTGTCCTTGCCGAACAGGTCATGGAAGGTGTCACCGTATTTCTTGAGTGTGGCCGACGGGTCGAGCACCTTCATCACCTGCATCACCAGCGACTCGCGCTTCGTCCTCCCTTCAAGCTGGCTGAACATCCTGCGAATCTCGCGCTTCATGGCGCTGACAGCGTTCGCAGCCGCATACAGCCAGTCGGCGTAATGGGCTTGCTCGGCTGCAAACTCATCCTCGGCCTTCACCAACACCTTTCCTGTCCTGATGATGTCCGACATGGTTTCAGTCATCAGGCCAGCCAGTTTGCCAGCCGTCTTCTGCATGGCCCTCGCCGCCTCACCGATGGTCTTGTCACGGGCAGCCTTCGACCTGAACCCGTCCAGACGCTTCTCAGGGTCGAACTTCACAGGGTCGCCGGTGGACTCCCGCTGCTCGGCCAGAGCCTTGTTCATCTCGCGCGGGTCGTCCATGTTGAGCAGGCTCAGCACATGGTCGAGTGGGGTCGCCTTCTTCTTGCGCTTGGCCATGTCGCCGTTGTAGACCGCCAAGACCTCGGGGTCGGTGGACACGGCGGTCACGGCGTCGAGCAGCGTGTTGTTCTGCGCGGCAATCATCTCGACCGCCGTGGTCCTGCTTACGGTCGGTGTCCTTGGAGCCGCTGGCATTGCATGAGTCTGCGACCCAAGCCTTGACAGCACAGGCATCGTTTCCACCATGAACTTCTCTTTCTTAGCGTCGACCACCTGCAACACATCCGATGCCGTCGCCATGATGTAGCGCGTGGCTTCTGCTACCTCATTGGCTGACGGGAGAACCCGCTTGAGGTCGGGCCTGTCTTTTAGCTCAGCCTTATAGCTGGCCTCCATCAACCCCACCAAAGCCTCAATAACCCTTTGAAGGAAGCCGTTGATATTCTGAAGGATGGTCGCCAGCGCAGACCGCCTCTCTGCAACAGTCGCTCCCTTGTCCTTCAGTATCTTGCGCGCAGCATCCAATGTTGCGCCTGTCGATGTGTTGGATGTCGGGTCGCTCACACTGAACCTGCGCGGGTCGAAAAGGAATGCCACGAACTCGTGAAGGTTGGTGAGTTCGTAAGGAAGAACGACGTCCTCCTGTGCAAGCTCACCAAGAACACCCTGCCTGAACGATAAAAGCGCCTCGTCGTAGAGTTGTTGTAACCGTTCCATTGCAGACCGCTCATCGGCGCTCAGTGTCTCTGGAGCGACGTTGTATCTGTGAATCAGCCTCGATGAGACGGCGTGGATGCACTCGTGTATCAGTGTCTGAATGGTGTAGACATCCAGCAGGTCGTCCGGGTCTAGGTTCGTTACAGCACGAGCTAGACGGAATGACTGGAGGTAGAGGGTGATTCCGCTGGTGGAATTGTTGTAAGTCCCCATCCAAACCGGGTCCATGTGTGTATTGAGGGTTATAGGGACGTCGTCGTGTTTCAACAGCCTGACAAGCGCCCGAGCGACGACAGCCTCAGCGCGTCGTGTCTCGGTTTCCTTGGCTGCCCCCCTTTCCATGTCAGCGTTGAGAATGGTAACCAATCGCTCCATCACAGCATGCGCACTTAGTGTGCCGTCCTTATTGGTTGCGTTCGGGAACACTTCCTTTCTCAGCTTGGTGGCGATGCCATCCACGGCCTTGGCTGACACCTGTTCGTGAATAGCGATTCTGGCCGTGTCCATCGCTTGCATGGCAGACATGCGACTTGGCCGCGCGCCGTGCTGCTCAAACTCACCTGCACTTACGCTCCACCGGAACGACCATTCGCCTTCCTGCACTAGCTCGAATTGCATGGTTATTGGATAGCCACCGATGCGCACGTCCTGATTCCACCGCCGCGATTGGGGTTCGACGGAAGCGTGCCGAGTAGAACCGTAGACGTCCTCTCCAGTTCTCTCTGCCCGGTATGGTGTCTGCTTACGTCTTATATCCTCAAAGAACGATTCCTCGCGTTTGGCGTTGTAGACGTTCAACACGCGCATCGAGGTGCCTAGAAGGTATTCAAGTGCATCTCCGAGTTCACGTTCACTCACATGATGGCGGTCTATCAGGTCATGCGCAACATCCCGCCTGACCTGCGACAGGATGAGGTTCTTCACAGCCTCGATGACACGGTGCATGAAGCCTGTGATGGACTGCATCAGCCGACCAAGCAGAATGAACCGCTCCGGCCCTCTATACCCGAGCTTGTTTGCGGCAGATTCGATAGCCTCATGGTAGCCCGAGTTGCCAAATGCGTATTCGGCTTGGCTTGGGTCAAGGACAAGGGCAAGGAACTCGTGAAGGTTGGTAAGTCCGTAAGGCAGTTTCGCTTTGGTCCCTGCTTCCTCCCGGAACTTGTATACTGCTTCCTCCCAAAGCTCCTCTAACTTGTGCATGGCCGCCAACTCCGCACGCGACAGTGTCTCGCGCATCGAATTGTATCGGTAGATGAGCCTAGAACTGGCAGCATGCACAGCCTCGTGGATAAGGATGTCCGCTACCTCATCCAGTGGCACCGACAGCATCGTATTTCTGTTTCGTGAGTCGGTGACAATGACGCGAGTAAAGAGAGCGATGTCGCCCGTGATGAGGTCGTAGTCGCCGTGAGAGGCACCAAACCCTTCAACCATCTTCACTCTCGCGTCATCCAGCACAACCCTAAGCCCTTCAGGTAGCACACGCTCCAGCAAGATGGCCACGACGCGTTGCGCCTGCCTGATGCGCTTTTGTCTGGCTGTCTCGTTTCGCCTCGGCTTCGTCAGGTGCCTCGCCAGCACCCCCATCGTAGCCTTGGTGTCAATGGTTCCATCCTTGGCAACGGCCTCACCGAACGCCGTGACGAGCGCGGCCTTGAAATCCGTTGCAGCCGAGGCGTTGTCAGCCTCCGCCTTCATCACCTGCGCCGCGTAAGCCTTGGCTTCCTCGTAGGTCACGTCCCGCAACGTCTCGAACCGCACACCACCGCGCGTCATCGTGGTTGTGAACTTACCGCTTCTGACGTCCTGAGTGATGGCGTAGGTCGTCATCAGCCCGTTGATGAGCGCCCCGCCCTGTTCGGCAATCCGGGTGGCCTTTGTGCTGTTGAACACCGTGGCCAAGACAGAATCGTTCGGTGCCGATGCCATCTCCACGCGCATCCCGTCCTCGGACAACATCGCAGAAGGCGCAGCCGCGTCTTGGTTCAGTTCGCGGCCAAGCTGCTCGTGTTCCTGCTGCGGTGTGAGCCTGCGCGGAGCAACCGGGGTCGCAACCGAGGGTATCCTTGTGCCGGTGTCGTCCTCCTGCTCGAACAACGGGGCCAGCTTGTCCTTCAGGTAATCCAGCGCGGGCTGGTTGACCACCCATCCAAGCTCGGGTTCGGTCACAACCTCGAAGTCAAACGCCCCACCGTAATGCCTGCGCAACCGCTCATCACCGCGCGACCCCTCGATGATGCCCTCGGCAGCATCCGTGTTCCCTTCAATCGTTCCCGCAACCGCGTCGGTCAGCAGGAACTTGCCATTCGGCAGGGCTGTTACGGTCACGCCTTCCGGTATCGAGGCAACCTCGTCTATTGTTCCAGACTGCCCGGCTTCCTCGGACGCTGTAAGGTCTGTGGCATCAAGTTCGGTGCCGTGCTGCATGGCGTTCAGCGTCCTGAACTTCCTGTTCAACACCCCTTCGTGATGCCTGTCTGCTACGGCGTCGTTCGAGAAGATGAGCCTGATGTCCACGGGCGACTTCGTCATCATGCGGCTGACCCGCCCAAGCACTTGGTCGAACACGTCACCGGCGTAGTCCGCCGTCACGATATAGACCATGCGCGGCGCATGACCAATCTGGTCGTCTAGGTCGATTCCAACGCCACCCGACCTTGCCGTGGCAATCACGATGTCAGCGTCCCCGTTCTGGAACGCATCCATGCTCTTTTCCTTGTTGTGCCTGCCGAAGATGCCCACCCACTTCGGCTTCCTGCGAACACCCTTTGCATCCGTGACCATGACGTCATCGAGCATCCCGGTCAGGGTGTTGATGAAACCCTTGAACTTCCTGCCACGCAGCCCCTTGATTCGCGTGTCATTGATGCCATCCGCGAAGATGACCACCTTCTTGCCCTGCCTGATGTCGTTCAGCGCCAGCTTGATAACCTCACCAGCCTTGGTCGGTTCCACCCACCGGGCAAGCTCACCAAGCATCATGGCCTTCAACCGCCCACGGTATGGCCCTTTGGCCTCGGCCATCCTTGCCTCCCAATACTCCATGATGGCTTCCTGTTCCTTTTGAAGTCGGTCGCTCAACCCAATCATCTGCTTGCGAATGGGCTGGTCGGGGTTGACCGAAAACACCGGGAAGAACCTGCGGATGAAGCCGCTGTTCCTTGCGACACCATCCCGCTTCACGGCGATGATGGAATCGATGCGGTCTTGGTCGTAGCCAGCACTGGTGTCCGGCCTGTGCTTGATGGTGATTTTCCCCTCCGCGTCCTCCTCCTCCTCGCGAATCATGCCAAGCTCGCCTTCCATCTGTTCGATGGTCTTTTCTTCCAGCTTGGCAAGGATGACAACCGCCCCTCCCGGTTTGTCGAACGGGGTAGCCGAGGCCAGCAACTCGTGGTCAGCCTTGACGTCCAAAGCGGCAAGTGTTTTGCCGCTGCCGAGGTTCTTCATGTTGTGAACCTCGTCGAATACCACGACACCGTAGTCACCGTCGCCAATCGAGGCGTTCGGAATACTACTGGACGATGATTCCGGTAGTGCTCCCGTCTCAGCCCCTCTACGAACCCAATCGTAGGTGCTGAACTCGAAGTTCGTCAGGTCGATGCCGAGCCGCTTCATGTCGACGAGGAACCGGCTCCTGATGATGGGCGGAGACGGGGTGACAATGAGAACCTTCTTGCCCGTCCTCTTGGCAATCTCGTTCGCCACGACCAGTTCGGTCATGGTCTTTCCAACCCCTGTCCCGTCAGCCAGCATGAACGCCCTCAGCCTCAATGTCAGGAACCTGTGCAGCGCGTAGTTGACCGCCACCCTTTGGTGCGGGGTCAGGATGGGATAATCCGTTGACCGCAGGAAGGACGGGATGCCGGTCGGAAGGAGCTTCTCACCGGGCCAAATCAATGGCGGGCGCTTCCCGTATTTCTTCTCCGCCTCGATGGTGCGCGGGTCTACGCCTTTACGAACAGGGGGCTTAGTGGGTTCTTTCGGCTTTGTTCCTCCAGAAACGCTTCCGCCCCCGGATGTCCCGCCAGTGCCAGCCGTTCCAGAAACTCCAGTTTGCTTACCTCCGCCGGTATCGGTGGTATCGGTGCTCCCGGCGGCCAGTCCTCCCGAAGCTCCTCCATCAGAGACTTGCGTGGCCCATTGGGTCGACGCGATGACCGCTTGCGTGACTCTTTTGACGTCGGCTTCATGGCTTATCCCGCTGATGTTGACCTGTTGCGGCGCTTGCTTGTGAACGTGTCTAAGAATGGCCGCCGCCGTATTGTAAACCTGTTCGAGCGCATGCACAAGAGCCGTGAACACCTGCTGGCCCAGTGTGGCGGCGTGCTCAAACAATGCCTTCCCGACCGTCTTGATGTCTTGCGCCCCTTTCCGCATCAGGTTGATGGCCAGATTGGTGAACGCCTTGAACTGCTCCGGTGTCAGCGCCGGGAATGACAGCAAAGCACCGCTTGCTGCGTAAAGTTCCTTTGAGAACCGTCGAAGGATGGCAGAGTATGTCGACGGATGCGGCAGCGTCTGGCGTGTCATTCCAGCCACGCGCACTAGGTCGGCGATGCTCGGCTGTAGCAGTTCGATGTCCTTGCCGAGTTGTCGCAATACGGAATCGTAGGTCGCCGTCGCCATCACCCTGCGGCTCAGCCCACGCACGAAGTCGGTCTTGCCCTGCCCGTCGTAAGCCTTGGCCACGTCGTAGACAAACCGTTTCAGGAACAACTGGAGGAACGCCTTGTGGTCCTGAGGGATGCTGGAGATGGGCATGCCGCTCTTGACCAGCCAGTCCGACATCTCGTGCCTGCCCATGACCCGATGTTCCGCAGCCACGGTCTTTAGCAGGGCCGCGTAATCGTTCACAAACCTGTTCAGCAACCTCTCCCTCGTCGCGTTCCTTTCCTTCTTGGTCTGTCTCAATGCTTGGACCTTGCGCTCGAAGGTGTCCTCCCATGCCGCGTCGAATATCTTCCACGTCAGTTCGCCCTTCTCGGCCCACCATTGCACGGTGTCCCACAGGGTTGAACCGATTTCCTCAACCCTTCTTCGGGCGTTGTCGTGCGCGTCCTCAACCAAGTCCTCCCTTGGGGCGGTCTTGGCCTCGATGATGAGCGACTCGGGAGTGCTCCCCGGTTCCTCGGCTTGGGCTTCTTCCTCAGCCGTCGCTTCGATGGATACCGCTTCTTCCTCCCCCATCTGCTCCTGCCGCTGTTCCATCATCAATGCGCGCTGCGCTTCCTCAAGAACGGAGTAGCGCGACCGCGTGGTTGCCTGCATGTCACGGGCCGGTTCAGCGAACTCCTTCTCGAACTGTTCGACCGAGTCGTAAATGCTGTAATACTTCCTGATTCGGTATTTGAACCGGGCCGATGCAATCGGCACGTAGCGCAACTCGCCGTTCTCCATCCTCTCCGCAAGAATCTCAGGCAGTCTCCTGTTCCACTTTGATTTCCTGTTCTTGGCGTTCTCAGGCCAAATCATCCAGTCCTCGAACGCCCCTCCCTTGGTGAACCGTCTCAGGAACGACCCGCCAATGACCTTGCCAGTCTGCTTGTCGAGCAGGTAGACGACCTTCTTTGACTCGTGCTCAAGGTGGATGTCGCCCTCCGTGCCAGCCGACGTCCTGCCTTCGCTGGCGAAGGTGTCCATCAACCTTGGGACGTTGGCGAGTTCGTCCGGGCTGATTTCGTAGAAGGCCGGGACGATGTGCTTGTCAACCTCGTTCGCCAAGTCTTGGTTCAGGTCCGCTTCCTGCGCCTTCAAGTAATTTCGGGCGACGGCGATGCGTTCGCTCAGGGTGGGCAGGTTCGGGCCGGGACGTTCATCCGAACCCTTGGTCCTGAGTTCGTCCTCAAGTTCCTTGATGAGCTTCAGCGTTTCCTCGATGCCAGCCACTCGCTTTTCGAGGACCGCCTTCGCCCCTTCAAAGATACCGTATTCCTTGATGATGGAATCCACCCTGTGCTTGACCTCATCCGGCGTCACCAAGCGTTCGACGGCACCCTTGGTCAGCTTGATGCCCGGCTTCACCTTCTCGGCAATCAGCACCGTGTTGTCGAAGTCGATGTCCTCGGGTGTCAGGAGTTCGTGCCCGGTCTTGTGCGCCTCGACCACCTTGCGCACCCTGCGCCCAATCTTCTCGCGCATCGCCGACCACGCTTGGAAGAACTTGTCGTAGGAGTTCGGGTAGTTCTCCTTGAGATACTGAAGTATCTCGTCCCTGATGTAACCGAAGGCGGCTTGGTCGCGGTTGAGCGCGCCGAAGAAGTTCTCATTCACTTCGGTTCTCAGGAAGTAAGGTTTGCCCTCCGGTGCGAACAGCCGGTGCTTCTTGAGCAACTCGACCAGTTCAGCCCCGTTCAACGAGAACATCCAGTTTTCAAAGGCTGCGAAGTAGGCCGGGGCCACTTCATCCGGTTGCACATCCTTGATTTGCTTCCTGATGGTCTTGAAGATGTTCACGAACTCGCGCTGCCTGCCGCCTTGAGCGAACTCTGAGAACACCGCCTGTTGAATCCGCAGCTTCCTCGTCCCCGATTGCTCAATCTCTTTCACGGCTTCGAGTGCCATCCAGTCCACGACATCACCTGCGCTTGCCAGTTCGTCATTGTCGAGGTCGGCTTTCCCAAGCCATTCCAGCATCACCTTGCGATAGGTCGTGACGAAATCCTTGATGGCGTTCGCGGTTCCCTTGGCAGCCTGATACGCAACGATTCCGGCCCTTATAGCGTGCGGCATCGCGTCCTCGACCGCTCTTATCATCGCCCACGTCACCACACCGGAAATGGGTTCAATGAAGCTGAACAGCCTTGCCCTGTTCGCCTTCGACCTTGCCTCTGCGTTGGCAAGCATCCGCTTCAACGCGGCTTCAATCGGGTCGTCACCAGCAGCCTTGGCAGCGGCTTCTTGCTCTGCTTCTTGCTTTGCAGCTTCCTCGAACAACTTGCGGACACGCTCGCCTGCCGCATCAATCATCGCCTCGTCCGCCTTGGCTTCGAGAGCCTCAACGTCGGTGGCATCCACCATCCCCACCACCACGGTTCCGTGTTCCGTCTTGATGACCTTGTCCACAACTCGGCCTGCGTCTTCCTTCTTGGCGGGTTCAGCCTGAGGGACGGCGTCAGCGGGTTTCGCAGGAGATGGGGCAGGCTTGGGTTGCTGCTCCACCACTTGAGTCACAGGGATGGCGTCGTCTGGAACAACCGAAAGAGCGACAACAGCCTCGGTCTTGCCTTCACGCGCCTTGGCGTCCTCTGCGACCACCTGTTCGGTGGCCTTTGCAAACAGAGCGTCGAGTTCGGGCGTTGATGCCGTCGGGGTTACCGGAGCAACTGGTTCGGTCGGTGTCAGCACCGCCATCACCGCGCCCATGTCTATCACCGCTTCTTCCTTGACGGGCTTTTCCTTCGTCTCCTTTGGCTTTGGAGCAGCTTCCTGCTTCGGCTCGACAAGCTTCCTGTGGGCCGCTGTCGCCTTTGCCATTGCGTCCACCGCCGAGAGCAGCTTCTTGCGGTTGGTTTCGGTCGGGTTCTTCTTCCACTCCGCCCTGAGTTCCTCGACCTTCTTGAGGGCGGAGGCGAGTTCCGCCTTGGATTCCTTGATGCGCGCCGCCTGTTTCTTCGTGGCGTCCTCGACCTTCGTGTTCTTGAGCGCCTGAGTCTCGGCGGCCAAAGCCCTTAGCTCGGCGTCCAACTCCTTGTTGGCCTCCTTGATGCGTTCTGTGTCCTTCGACTTCTTGGCTTCGTCACTCTTTTCCTTCGCGCGACTCACCCTTGTCAACCTGTCGGCGACCTTCTTCTTGCCTGCCTTCACTTCCTCGGCTTCTTCCTCGGGTGCGGCTTTCTTCGCTTCAGTGGCTGGCTCTAGCTTCTTGGTCGGGGCAGGAGCCAGTCCGCGCGTCACCAGCTTCGCCATCACAGCCCTGACCTCGGGCGTAATCTCAATGTCAATGGCGCTGCCTGAAATGGTCTTGTAGATGTCGTTCATCCACTTCTTGATGGCCGCGAAGACCTTCTTCAACGTGGCGTTCTCAGCCCCGCCGTCATAGAGGAACCGCTCGAACCCACGGGCGAACTTCTCCTCGGCAGCCTCGCTCCACACGCCATCCTTGGCACCGGCCCAATCCTCCACGGTCTTGATGTCCCCGTCCGTGATGCCGCTGCGGTGCTCGGCGGGGACATTACGGTTTAGCAGGTTCAATCGTGCGACGTGCGCCATCTCGTGCACGAACGAACTGAAGTCCGCGTTCTTGAAACCCCAGATAATGGCACGACCATCTGCGGCGATAGCCACCATCGCCTTCGCCCCGAGACGGGAGCCTTGGAAGAACGTGCTTGCGGTCGGCTCCTGACCCGCTATTCCGCCCGACTCGTAGTGAAGAACCTCGACAGGGGACAGGTCGCGGCCATTCACCCCTACGATGTGGATGAGCTTATCGTCGAAGATGACGTAGTTGTAAGTCGCATCCTTTTTAATCCGGTCATAGTGCGCTTGTGCTTCGTCGCGCGTAGCAAACAGTTGCAAGCCAAGTGACCCCCCTGATACGCGCCATAAGCCGCCGTCCTCCTGATGCTGTTCTGGAGGTGTGACGCGGCTGAACTGGTCCTTGTAGCGGATACCCTTGACACCGTGTGCACGCAACGCTTTGGACGCCACGCGCTTGTTGTAGTGCGTTTCGGGGCCGTATCCGACCAGATAGTTGTATGCGAACCCCCCATTCGCATTCAACTCTTTAGACACGTCATCGTCCGGTGCCACCCCTAACGCATCGATGGCCTTCTTTACGACATCGGGTTGTTCACCAAGCGGTGCATCCCAATCGAGCAACTCATCCACGTTGGCGTCCACTGACACCTTGTAGATTGGGGTCTTCTGCCATTTCCACTGTATGCCGCGCTCCTTTAGTGCCTCAGGGTTTCGCTCTAGTTCATACAGAATATCCCGCACCTGAGCCAGCGCGTCTTCTAACTCTGTGTCTACGGGTGATGATGGAAACCCGGCTGCTTCCCTGTGTTTTTTGACGTCTATGGCTATATCCAGTCCCTTACGAGCAAAGATGACGTCCTCAAGCGTTACGGGTCCATCCTCGCTAACATCTCTGCGCTGCTGAATCGCACTCCATAGCCGATTGGCCACATGGTGATTTAGTAGCACATCCTCCGTTAGAGGCCGGTTGTTCTTGTCCACCACGCTTGCGCCAGACAGTGGCAGTCTGTCTGACATCTCGTCCTGATATTGCTTTGCGACGGCGGGTGATTGGGCAATGTAGATGCCCCAGCCGAATGACGCAGTGCCCTGACCGTTGCCAATGAACTTAACCAGAAGCCTTCGCTCCTGAGGATTCTTCTGGTTTAGAATGTCGGCATAGGATGCGTGCAACCCTTCAAGCTGAAGCAGGATTCCGCCGCCATCGAAGTCCTTCGGTATCTCCGCGCTTGGCGCTGCGATGGCCAGCCTGTTGAGCGGTATGCCCATCGCCTTGGCCAGTGCGACAGCCGCCTCCGCTTGGTCGTCGTCCAGATGGAACGCCTTCTTCAGGATGCCGCGTGACACCGCATGGATGTCCTTCGATTCCTCCCATGCCTTCTGCTCGGCGTCCTTCTTGCGCTTCTTGGCCTCGGCCAGCAACGCTTCGTTCTCCTTGATGAGCGGCCAATACTTCGCCGTGAGGTCGGGATACTCAAGGATGCCAGAGCCGACTTCCTTGTCCTTCTCAGCCAGTTCAATGACCCGTTCCCTGTGAAACGCCTCGATTTGCGGAAGATGCGCCTGTATCCATTGAGAGGAAGCCGTGGCAGACAGGAGACTAATCAACCCGTCCAGCGTGGTGTGGGGAAGGATGATGTAACGCGACAGGATGCTCCTGAGTTCCGGGTCGATGGCCACCGGCGGTGGGGCCGTGGCGGGTGCTGGCTGTGCGGCGGCCTCCTTGTCGGCATCCGCCTTGACCCGTTCCCAAATCCTCTGCGCCCGTTTCTCCGAGATGCGTCCACGATACTTCCCGTGGATGCCCTCGGCTGACAGCATCCCGGTTCCCTTGCTGGCGAAGTATTTGTTCGTCGCCTTGACCTGCGCAACGAGGTCGTCGTCCAGCTTGTCCGATTCAGCCTTCAACAGTTCGTAGGCGGCCCGCTTCTTTTCCTCGACTTGAATGGCGTGCAAGTCGCCTTCACCGGCTGATTCTTCCTCGACGAGGGTGGCAAGGCTTCCAAGCTGCCGTTCGGTAAGGCCGAGCTTGGTCTTTACTTCGGACGTGATGCGGCTCACCAGCTTGGCGTTGCTCGCCTCGGAAGGCTTCTTCTTCGGTTGCGCCACCTTCTTGGCAGGCTCCTTCACAGCCTCCTTTGCAGGTGCCGTCACCTTTTCTGTCTTCTGCGCGACCTTCGGTGCAGGTGCAGGAGTAGGAGTAGGAGCCACAGCCTTGGGCTTCGGTGGGGCCGCTACGGTTTCCTCTTTCTCCGAAACCTTCAGGCCACCCACACCAAGGTCGGACGGATGGTATTGGTACGCGCTCTTTGACCCTTCGGGGACTGCCTCGACAAGCTCCGGGCTGATGATGTCCGTGACGGTGACGTTTTCGCGCACCATCTCGTTGTTCAGCTTCCTGCGTCCCGTGGTCTGCTGGCCAATCGTGATGGCGACACCCTTGTCGTCGACCAGTGTTGGAACCTTCCGCGTGATGGCCGGTGCTGGCTCAGGCTCAGCCGGTTCTTCGGCTGGCTTCGCAGCCTCGGGGACAGGCTGGATTTTATTCAGCAAACCGATTGCGCCTTCCTTGACCTTCTTCTGTTCCTCAGGCTTCAGGTCGGCGAATGGCCGGTGGATGTCGGGCGCGTCCCCAATCAACTGCTTCCGCTCGTCCACGTCGGACCCGTTCCAGATGTGCGCCGCAGCCTCGTCCTCGGTGAACTTGCCGAACACCTTCTTGACCTTCCAACGACCGTTCGCGTCCAGTGACTGTGTTCCATCCTCGTTGAACTGGACCGCAAGGACAGGCTGGTCGCTGCGCTTGCCCGCCTCGTCCACGGTGTAAATCAGCCCGCCAAGAATGGCCGCCTTGCCTCCATAGTATTGCTCGAAATTGTCCTGTGTCAGAACCGTGTCCCCATCAAGGACAAGCTCGCCGTTGAACCGAATCCCGGTATCAGCCTCCGGTGTCGGTGTAGGTGTCACCGCTCCGCTGGCAGCAGGTGTTCCGGCAGGCGGCGTTGCGGTTCCAGCAGGAGCGCCAGCAGGTGGGGTCGCGGGGCCAGCAGGAGCGCCAGCAGGTGGCGGTTCCTCGGTCGCCGGTGGTTCGGTTCCAGTGTCCTCCGTTTTGGGCGCTTTCCGTGTGGGCGGTGGCTTCCTGTGAACCAAGGCCGAGAACGGGGAACTGATGCCGACACCCGCAGCGCCACCAATCGCGCTGTTGATGACCCTGTCCACGTTGTCGCGCGTCCACACGATTTCCTTCTTCGCAGCGTGCGCCTCGGCAGCGATGTTGATGACCTCCTGCAACCCTTCCGTGATTGCCTCCGAAGGGATGCTATCCGCCGCGTCTTGAATGACGCGAACAAGATAATGCTTCGCTTGTTTCTGGCCCAACCCCGGAAACTTCAGGGCAAGCGCCTTGGCTGATACAAGGTTCTGGACGTTGTTTGGCAGCATGTCCAGAGAGCCGACGGCCAGACCGTAGGTCAGGGCGTAGAACAACCTGTCCGATTCCGGGATGTCCGGGTTGGCCATGAGGTTCTGGTAGACCTCGCCCTGCCCAAGCGCCGCCGAGTTCGCCATCACCACGCCTCGGGAAGCCCACAAGCCCTTTGTCGCGTTTATCTCCTGAGTCAGCAGGCTCCTGCTTATGGGTGACAGGGCCGCCGCTCCAATCCGCCCCTCAAGTGCGTCGGTCAGTTCTTTCTTAACCACGGCTTGAGCAGCGTCGGTCAGCCCGTGTCCAATCTCCTTGGCGACTGCCTTCTTCAAGAGGCTCTTGACCGCCGACTTGCCAAGGAAGCCACCGATAAACCCTACCGGCGCAGCTTCCGGCCCTGCTGCGCCTGTACTTATCAACGCCCCTGCTACGCCCGTGGCTGTGGACTCAACAATGGACGGGAACACTTGGCCCGCTTGTGAAGCGAGATACTTGGCAAGCGAGGAAGCTGAATCAACGTCCCTGTAGCTTGGAACGGCTGGCCGCAGGTCTTCCCTCGTCGCCTGTGCCTCGGCCTTGTGCGCCAGCTCACCGAAGAACTTCTGCCCACCCTCGAAGTCAGCGACCGCACTCGCCAACTGACCGAAAGAGGCGATGGTCGACCCGAGACTGTAGGTGCCAGCCTTGATGCCCTTGACACCCTCGGCGATGACACCGCTGCTCGGGACGAATGATTCAGCAAGCTCTCTGGCTCGCTTCACAGCAGGCGACTCGCCCGTCTTCAGGGCGTTGTAACGCGTCAAGAATGACGGTTCCGCAGTCCTAAGCTCGTCAGGAGAGGCGGCGTCTCCCATCGCCTGAATGATGTCGTTGTCAGTGCGGGTGTCATTCGGGTAACGGGCGCGATGCTGTCGCAGGAGGATGTCGATGGGACTCTCCCCAGTCGCAGCGGCACCGGGCATCTGAAGCGTGTCGGGCACGGCGTGTTAAATGTTGTGCAGGAAGAACTGTCCACCCCTCACCTTGTCTCGATACGTGTAAATCATCCTGAGCGCATCAACATCACCTTGGCTGGCGGCGTCAATCGTCTGCTGGATGAGCAACGGACTCATGCCGTCGCGCGTGGCGAGTTCCCTCATCTTCTGGCCTTCTTCGGGTGAGAAGTTGAAGTCAACGGTGCCGAACGACTGCATGGCGCGTTGTGCCGATTCAGGGTTCAGTCCGTTGACAGGCGAACCGGCGTCACTACGAGGGCCGCCTTCAAACTTGAGCGGGATAGCTGGTGTTACAACATCACCCGACGCGCCGCTTCTCTGAGCTTCATTTTGTATGAAGCTTTTTAATGTGCGCTCCCAGAGTTCCATCTCCTGCTTGTGTGTCAAAGGCTCATCAGTCCGCTGTCTGAATGGATGCTGAAACCTTGGCTTGCTGGCGTCAAAATATGCCCACCTCCAATCCCGTGGCCCGATGCTCGAGATGCCAGCCATCGGCCCGAGTTGATTCTTTACCACCTCATCTACAACTCCAAGACCTTCACCCCTCATCTTACGGAGCGGTAGAATTTGCCAGTCAAACTCACCCGCTGGAAACCCCATTGCCTTTATAATCTCCCCCTGTGTTAAATCAGGCTGTGTCGTTGTGACTGGCGGCGGCTCGGTGCCCGGAGGTTTGGTGCCGCCTTCGCCTTTCTGCGGGACTTGCGGGACTTGCGGGACTTGCGGTATCGGGAACAGGGTGGGGTCGACCCGGCCCGCGCCATCGCCCGCCGCGCCACCTCCTGCGCCACCACTCTTGCGATTCATGTATTCAAGAGCGATGATGCGAGCCTCGTTGCTCATTGTGTTGAACTGCTTCTCACCAACCTCCCTATACCACCGGAGCCTGCTTTGGGTCCGGTCGAAGTATTCCCTGAAGTAAGCCTTCTGCACCAGTGACGCCGATGAGCCGCCCTTCTCGGTCGCTGCGCGGTTGTTGAACTCATCGAGAACAGCCGTCAATCCCTGTAGAATCGTGTTCGACTTCTTCTCATCGAGACGCCCGGTGATTCCGGTCGGACTCTTGATGGCGGAAGAAACGAACTGATTGAGAATCGTCGCAAGGGAATCTGTCGTTGCCTTCGGGCTTACCGATTCTTCGAGCAACGCCTTTCTGATGCCCTCCAATGCTGTGTGGTCGCGCCCAAGCTGCATTGCGGCGCTGCTGTTGGCAAAGTCCTTGACGCGCTCCCTTGCTTGGGTCAACTGCATCGACCCGACCATGCGGTTGATTTGCTGTTCAGCCGCCCGCTCGTCCTTCTCCTGCATCTCCACGAAGTTGATGTAGGAATTGGCCTGCGCCCGGTTGATTTGTGAGAGCAGTTGTGCGTGCAGCGCCGGACTCTTGACTATATCCACGAAGTTGACCACGCCGTTCTCACGCATGAAGAATGAGACATCAACCCCGTGCTCCAGTGCCTTGTCGCGCAACTTGGAGGCTTGGTCCAGCCACTCAGATTCTGTCTTTGCTTCTTTTTCACGCCGAAATGCGAGTGCAGCCTCATTCTCCTTCGCCGTCTGCATTTTAACCTCATGCATAAACCTCGCGTTCTGCATGGCGTAGTCGTGCTGCTGAGCGGCATCCGTCTGCTCTCTCGCGAACATCCTGCGGCTGGCTTCCTTCATCGCCTCCATCTCGCCAGCAGACCGTTGCTGAGCCAGAGCAAGCCGCATCTGCGCCTCCTGACCGGCACGCCTTCGGATGTCCTCGGACACCTCAAGGATGGGTCTGAACGCGGCGTCAAAAGGGTTGGGCATAGAGTCTAATCCGTTGGACCGTTGTAGTAGCTGGGGCCAAGAATCCCGCCACCATCACCACGCACATGCTGCCACCATGACCGTTGCAGCGCCATGTCGTTGTTGTGCTGTAGCTTCATCAGACGTTCGGTCTGTAATCCCTGCTGCTGTGCAGCGTATTTCGCCGCACCGAAACTGCCCAAGGCCGACCCTGCGCTCGACATCGCGTTTCCGAGTATCTCACCTGTTCCCGTGATTGGGCCGACTGGCGGCATCGGGGTGAAGCCGGGTTGTGACGGCCCCATCCTGAACCAGTTCAGGTTCTGGTTCCTGCGGTTGATGTCCTCCTGTGCGAGCATGTTCGGCAGGGTTACGAAGCCTGCCGCGCTTCGCGCCACGTTCATCGGCAGGTTCAGGTTGGCGACTCGAAGGTCGTGCGCCCGGTTCCTGACATCGGCCCGGTTCTTCTCGATGTTCAGCCTCGTCAGCGAACGCTCCATCCCAGCTTCACGAAGCATTTGTAGCAGCGCGTCTCCCCTCACACGGCTGTCGGCAAGGCTGTCACCGGAGAATCCTTTCCGCATCTGGTTGGCCTTGATGATGCCAAGGTTCCGCTCAATCGCCTCCTGAGCGGCGGACACGCGGCTTTCGGTCACGTCCTCCATCGCCTTCTCGACCGGCGCAAGGAACCGCAGCTTCTCGCCCTCGTAGCCCGGCCCGAGGATGGACAATGCAGCCGCCTCCGCATCGGCCTGAAATGGGGATAGCCTGTCGCGGATGGCAAAGTATTTCGCGGCCTGCGCTTCCGGTGTTTCCTCGATGCCGATGTTGCGGGCAATGAGCGCCTCACGCATCAACTCAGGCTCAATCATCCTGCCTTCAGCGTCTCGAGCGTAGAACGGCAGCATGACGTTTGAGAACCTGTCCTTGTCGGTTCCAAGCTTCGTCACGTCCTCACCACGACTCAAACGCCACAACCTCTCCTGCGCCGCCTGATTCTCGGCGGCGATGGCGCGGTTCGCGGCATTCGCCCTCCTTTGGGCGCTGGCCTGCGACACGCCGGAAAGCACACCCCCGCCTACTCCAAGCGCAGCCCCACCTATAATGGCACCGACTGGCATGGCTCCCTCCTTTCCGGTTGTGCGAGGACGTGCACCTGCCCGTCCTGTGTCAGACCAATCAGCATCGACCTGATGTTCACCACCTTTATCGACCCTATCTCGCCCATGACTTCAATCGGTTGGTAACCCGCCATTGAAGCCCATTCGTTGTAAAGCCTCTGTCCCTTGTCGGCGTGGCCGCTCATCGCCATCAAAAGAACCACTCCCACCATTCCGTCATGGGTCGCATCGTCCTCGTGCTTGTCCTGCGGGGCGGCCTGAAACAGGGCGTCGTGAAAACTCTTGCCACCGGGCCGGAATCGTTGCTCGGCAAGGCGCACCCATTCAGACACCGTGAAGGAAACCATCGTCGAGGGTATCCATGCTCCGTTCCTGAGCATCCCCTTCGCGACAATCCAATCCTCCTTGAACCCGACTGCGTTGGCGAACAGCTTGGACGGCATGTTGTCGTGCGGGCACAGGCTGACGAGCCGCACACAATCCGTTCTTGTGAACATGAAATCGCACCCGGCCCCGCCAGCGATGATGGCTTCCTTTCCACGGCATGGTTTCTCAAGGCAGGTGTGAACCTCGTAGACACCGAAACCACGATTCACGAAAAGGAAGAAACCGACGGGTTGCTCGCTCATGTAAACACGCAATCCCACGTTCGCGCTGGAGGCAAGGAAAGACCGAAGCGATGGCTTGGTGATGTCGGCCCTGTCATCGGCGACCTTGGAAAACATCTCCGGCTTCTTGAACACCGAATCGAAGTATTCCCAATCGGTTGAGCGTTCGACCTTGATGAGTGGTTGTTCCATGTTCGTTAGAACAGTTCAATGTAACACCGGCCCCTCGCGCCTGCTGACCCACCGCCCTCCGTGCGCGCGGCACCGCCACCACCGGAACCGTAAGGCAGTCCAGCCGTGGAAGCTGGGCCGAATACGTCGTTACCACCGGCTCCGCCTGCTTCTCCATCCATCGAGTCTGCACCACGGCCACCGCGCCCGTTTTGACCGTTGCCCGTGTCGCCGGGAGAACCGGCAAGGCCGTCATTCAGGATGTCGCCCGTCCCGCCCGTCCCGCCCGTGCCTCCGGCACCTACTCCACCGACCACACCTCTACGGCCCCCGCCACCACCTTTCGCCCTGCGTTCGAGCGCACCACCGGCATCAAATGTTGAATCAGCGCCGGGATTGCCGTCAGTGCCTCCGTCACTGACAGCACCACCCGCCCCCACGACAATCGTATAGGTCGTTCCCACAGTGACAGGGACGTAAGAGTCTGACATCTCACCACCGCCACCACCGCCCGCGCCGCCGTTCGGGTTTTCTGCACCGCTCCCGCCACCGCCTCCTCCTCCTCCTCCAATCAAGACGACACGGGCCATCGCAGCACCAGCAGGGCATTTCCAAGTGTGCGTCGCCGCCGTGTTGAACTCGACCCTGCGCCGCATGACATGTGTTGGAACCACCCGAATATCATCGAAGTAAGCCGTGCCCTCAGCGCCGTTCAACACGCCGCCCGTTATCTTGATTTTGAAGAACTTCGCCGTCGCAGGTGCCCTCGCCCCTGCCTGATACGGTGTCCAAGTGTTCGTGATGTTGCCCGCGTTGACATCGAAGATGGTCTTTGTCCCGGATGCGACCTTGTCCTTGTCGAACCAGAGCAGTTCAACCCTGTTGTGCATCGTCGCCGTCGAAATCCGCATCCACCACGAAAGCAGGATGACTTCCAAGGCGTCGCATGGCAGGAAATCGTTGCACTGAAGCTCGCATCCACCCACACCTGCACCGCCGAGCGAGACGCACTTCCAGCTTTGCGCACCCTCAGCCGATTGCGCGGTGTCAGTCGCCCCCGTGCCACCACCGGCTAGGGTCGTCCTTGTCCAACGGTCAGGAATGCCGCCTGCCGAATACTCGAACCCGCCGTTGAACACCCTGAAGCTCGGGATGTTGGCTTGCACGCCGACCAAGTTCACGGCAGCGAGCAGCTTGAACTTGTCGAGGACCGAATCGTAGATGACGCAGCACGCTTGGTTCGCCTTGATGTCGCCGGGGTCGAGCGGCGCGTTGTTCAGCTTGACGATGCTTTTCGCTGCAAGGAAATCACCCACCGCAGCCGACTTCTTCAGCTTGAACGTGCTCGCCCCGGTGTTGTCGTTCGCCGCAATGAAATAGAACACCATCCCCATCGCATACGCGGCAGGGTAGGGCTGCACGTCGAGAGCGTAGTTGTTGGCAGAGCCGCCGACATCCGGCCCGACCATGTTGAACCCGAACGCGAGTTTCGGTTGCGTCACCGAACGGTCGGTGATGGCCCCCGGCTTCAGTGTTCCATCCGGGTTCAACGACGTATCCAGCACCGCCGCCAGCGCGTTGCAGAAGTCCCTGAGGATGCCAAGGTTGGCGTCGCCCTCGTCAAAGGTGAGCGGCGAACCTTTTACCAGTCGGTAGGTCAGCGGTGGAACCGTAAGCGGCATGGCGTTGTTTACATTCGATTCGGTTGCAGGTCAATCACGGGTTCTCAAGCTTCTTGATGCGCTCGTCGAGTTCCTTGAACCTGTTGTTCAACTGTTGCTGCACGTCGAACCACCACGCGGCCAGCTTCGCCTGCTGCCCTTCCTTGAACGCGAACCCGACAAGCAGGTCGCTCGGAAGCTCGGGCCATTCCTCGGCGACAATCGGCGTGGTCTTGACGGGCTTTTCAATCATGTTCGGCTGAGGCTGTCGTCATCGTATCCGATGACCGAAAAGATTCTGCCCGTGATTTCGCACGGGTTGTTCTTCCCCGAAACCCTGATTCTATCAGCCAGATAATTCCTCAGAAAACTGGTGGCGACCATGTTCGATGTCTGCGGGTTCGTCCATGTTCTGGTCCCAAGCACCGTCGGCGTGTCGGTGGGGTTCACGCTGCCAAGCAGGTCCACCGTTACGGTCGGTTTCTGCGGCCTGCTTGAAAGAAGGACCACGTAGCGTTCCAGCTTCTTCTCGTCGAAGGCGTTCCCGAATCCTTCGAGGCATGATTGAAGCGTCGAATCGTAATCCTGCCCGTCCCTGCTCCACACCGAAGGGATTATGACTGCGGACGATGACGCCCTTGTCTCGTTCGTGTCAACGACGACCACGTTCGCCGACGTGAACCCGGTTATCTTCGCAACCGTTCCGTCCGGCCACAGGATGCTTCGCCCGACATGCTCCTGAAGGAACACCGCCGCAATGCTGCTCACGTTCGTTCCTGATTGGGAGACGACCACCGGCAGTTCCTCAGCCGCAGACAATCCATACCGAAGAACCCTCCCGTCCTCCGTCCCCATCAGGAACCATTCCTCCGGGTTCTCGGGAACCAAGGTTGCAGAAGGCCGCTCCACCATCGCGGCAGCGGTCATTCCCTGCGAGGTGGTCGAGGTGGTTCCGAACCTGTAATCGTAACGAATGGCGCGGTCGATGGAGGACGACTTGAACGCGAGGAAGATTTCGCGCGTCACGGCGTTGTCGGCTGCGAACAACAGCTTCTCCGTCGATGGCTTGATGTTCTTGTAGAACAACCGTTCGCTTTCAGTGCCGATGTCGAGTTCCCTTGGTTGCCGGTTCACGAGGTCGAACCTGAAGAACGCCCGCTCGCCCGGATAAACGTGGTAGATGCCATCGACAAGAATCACCGCGTTCGCATACTGCGGCGTGTATTCCCCTTGGTAAACCTGCTCGAACAGGAACGGCGCATCGACCGAACCCGTGAACTGCCCAAGCAGGATGCTCCTCTCCTTGTAAACCACGAGCACGTTCCGAATCGGAAGCGACTTGTTGATGGGATAACCGTCGTCTCCGAGGTCTGCGAACCCTGACACCGACCCTGATGCTCCGATGAGTCTCACCGGCTGGGCGGTCACGGTGTTGTTCGCAAACGCCCTGATGAGCACCTTCGTCCCGTTGCCGTAAACAAGGTCGACCAAGGTGACCAAGTTGCCACCATTCAATCCTGCGCCCGCAATGACGATGGTGTCCCCGGCCTTTATCCACTTCGCAGGGTAGGCCAGTGTCAGGTCGTGCGTCCCTGCAACCGTGTTGCCGTTGACCGATGGCGCGAAGTCCTCGGGGTCGTTCACCCCGCTCCACACCATGCGATACGAAATGATGTCGAGGTTCTTCAAGTCGACGTAGGGACGGTAGGCGTCCGAATACTGGAGGAGCGCCCCTGTTGCCGGGGTCGCAGGGTTGTTGTAGACCGCGTAGGTGAACGTCGTTGACGATGTCACCGTAATCGGTCGGGTGACGTTGTAGGCCAACTGGTCGGCCCCGCTCACCGTCAGCCTGTCGCCTGTGGCCAGCCCGTGGGCCGCTGGAGTCGTCACCGTCGCCACGTTCCCAGCCCGCGTGATTCCCGTGATGCCCTTGAGCGCGAGCAACGTGGGCAGGTTCGCTGGCTTCACCTGAGCCACATTCGAGCAGAGCAAGACGCCGTTGATGGTCGAGATGCCACGGACGTAGGCGATTCCGCTGTCACGCAACTGGTAGAGCGGCTTCACGTAGCCGTCGTCGATGCGATAGGCCACGGGCAGGTCGTAGCCGTTGTTCAACACCAGCGTCCCGTTGACATCCACGACCTCCCATCGTCTGCCCAATGTCGAGAAGCCGGAGCCTATCTCCGTCCAATCCGCGCCCGCTGCGGCGATGTAGCCGACATCGAAGTAGGTGTCAGGCGTGTAATAGGGGCTGTCGTAAAACGAGAATCGGAACAGCTTGTCCTCGCTCCCCACGATGACTGCGGAACGCCCGTCCGCGCGCTTCATCATGGCGATGGCGATGATGGCCTTCCCGTTTACTGGCGGGGCTGATTGGGTTCCGGGGACGGCAAGACCGCGAGGATTGAACTGGTCGGTGCCCTCGGAGCGCATCTCACGGTCGAGGTATCTGCGCCAGTCGCGCTTGACCGTATAGTTCGCAAGACCTCCCAACTCCGACGACGCGCTCGTCAGGAGCTTGCCACCATTCCTCGGGTGAACCTCGATGGCTTTGCTTCGGGTGCCCACATTTAAGGCGCAGGTTCAATGATGAACCATGCAATCGTTGACGTGTCCAGCGCGTCGCTGGATGTAATCGTAAAGCTGGTTCCGGCCACGCGCCCCGAGACGCGCACCCATCCGGGCGTCCCGCCATCCACGTTGGAGGTGAGATGAATCCTTGATGTCGCCGTGACCTTCGTGGTGTTTACGGTGACGGTTCCAGCGACAAGCACCGCAGCGCCCGAGGTCGCGTTGGCACCCTCCTTCACCATTAGTCCGCTGCCTGCCTGCGAAAGAATGGCCCGACCGGGAATGATGACGTCGGCGTAACTGCCTGTGCCACCCGGCTGACCTCCGAGCATAACTTGGTTCGTCCCTGTCGTCCGTGCGTAGTAGCCGACTGCCGTGCTGTCGGTGTTCGTTGACCATGCAGCGATGCCGATAGCGGTCGCGTTGGAAATCATCGGCGAGTTGTTAAGCCCAGCCGCCGCACTCGCACCGAACGCCGCACTGAAGTTTCCCATCGCCACAGACCCAATGCCGACCGCCGTTGCGTATTGATTCGTGTAGGTGAATGAACCATAGCCTACCACCGTGTTGCCGGGACCACCGGCCCTCGATTGGCTTCCCACCGCTGTCAGCCCTACTTGATAAAGGAAGCTTTCGATGAAGTTCGTGGCGTGGGTGTTGTATCCAATCGCCACAGCGTTCGACTTTGCCGCTTTGCTTGACAGCCCGATGGAGATGGATGAAGGATGCGCCTCTGGGTTGTAGGTCACAAACTGGCCGACGTTCGAGATGCCATAGAACGCCTGATTGGTTCCACCCACCCCCAAGAACGTGCGCAGTTCAGAAACCGAATTGTTCGTCAGCAGGTTGCGCGTCGTGGTCGTGGTGGTCACCGGCCCGCGCAGGGTCTGGGCAACCACAAACGGAATCAGGATGACCGCGAACAGCGTTGCGATGAGCGAGGTTCGTGTGTTCATGTTAAGGAATGGTGTCGGCGTTACCCCCGATGGACTGCCACTTTGCGCCGTCCCATTCAAGGACAGCAGACGTCGCGATGGTGGTGAACTGGAGTGAAGTGAACCCGACAAACAGGCCGGTCACGTTGAACGTGGCCGTCGTCGGCTGTGAACCGCCCGGCACGTAGATGCGCTTGATTTGCCGCCTGTGGTTCCCGTTCGGAAGGACAACGGTGTATGGCCCTCCAGCCGTCTTGTCGAGGTAGGTGGTGTCGACGTTCAGGTTGATGGTGCCGTCGCCCGAGATGGTTTCGGTCAAGGGCGACTGGATGGGCCGCGTGTAAGGCGGAATCGGCGAGGGTGGCCACGTTGGGGTGCTCATACTTGTGCGGCTTGTTGCGCGTTCAGCAGCAGTTCACGGCGTTGAATCAGGAAGGTCGTCCAGTAGGAGTTGTGCATGTTCACGTCGTTCTGAAACTCGCGGGCGCACTTCGCCTTCACAAACTCAGCCACCGCCATCACCGCGCCCTCGTCAAACGGAACCTCCTCGTCGTCACGGTAGTCCACCTTGATGCCGTTCCAATTCAAGGCCAGCATCATGCCGTCCTCCAAGGCCGGGTAGATGTAGAACGTGTATCCCTCCGGGTCGATGGCATAACGCGGGTTGCCGTCGTTCAACGGCGTGTAACCGAACGTCAACTCGTGCCTCAGCTTCCAGTCGTGCTTGACGCAGTCGTAGCGGTTGAAGGAACCGTCGTCGTTCAGCTTGATAAGACTGATGCCCGTCAGTACCGCGTCCTCGGGAAGCACGGCGCGGGCGGCCTTCCCTTCTTGAATGAAATCACCGGGCAGCAAAAGGCTCTCGTTGCTGAGGCGGTATTTCTGGATGTGCGACTGGAGGTTGATGCACCCCTGCCTGACCATGAGCGAAACGAAATCACCGCCACCCAGCCGGTTTGAATCCACGGTGAGCAACGCACCAACCTCGGCCCTGAATTGTTCCCACTTGTAGGGCATCGCACGTCGTCAGTTAGGTTGACTTCTTCCTCCCACGACCCGTCTTGACCGGCTCGACCTTCGTGGCGTCGGCCACGCTCAGCACGGGAGCCTGCTCAACTGGCGGCGGGGACTGGCCCCCTTCCACAACTTGGGCACCCGTTCCCGTTATTGATTGGGGCGGTGACGGTGGAAAGCTTGCCGTGCCTTGCGCCCTCGGCTTTTTTTTTGCGTATTCCTCCTCCTCAATCTCCCACACAGCCGATGCCGGGTTCTTCGCCAATTCTCCGAGGGTTGCTCCAAGGACAGGGTCGTCCGTGGCGTAGATGCCTGTCAATGTGCCGCCAATGGCACCCGCAGGCTCGAACAGGACTCCCGCGATGTAACGCGAGATGTTGTGCGCGCAGAAGTATCGCATGACTGCCTCTTACAACAAACAAGGGGCGGGCGCAAGCTGCACCCGGCCCCTCGCCACACACTTCACCCCACTGAAAACCTTACAGCACCCGAGCGGTGCTCGGCAGGCGCACGAGATTCACGGAGAGCGCCACGGACGAGCCAGCGTCCTGAGCCGTCTTCGAGTAGGCCACGTAGAGGTAGCGGGCTTCCTTCCTGAGCGTGCCGCTGAGCTTGAAGAAATCCACCGCGTTCGCCGCGTCCGTCAGTGCTTTCGCACCGGAGTTCGCCGCACGGTCTGCCAAGCGCGTGGCAACATCGCCAACCGCCACTGGCTCGTCGCTGAACCACCACACGCCGGTCACGGTTCGCGCCGCACCAACCGAGGTCGCGTTGCCAGCCGCCTTCGCCGTCAGGATGAACTCCTCCGGGTATGTCACCGAGGACAGGTCGACTTCGGTGACACCCGCGTTCGTTTCGGCACCGACAGCACTGAGCGTGAACGGCAGTGTTTTGAGGATTTTCATGGTGTTCTGGTTGTTGTGTCGTCAGCCCGTGGGTTACACCGTGCATCCCGGCACCGTCAGGCTCGGGCACGCCGAACTGAAGTTGTCGATGATGAAGTGGCGGTTCGGGTCTTCGATGATGGCCGTCCATGTCTGCGATTGCAACTCGTAGTGGTGGATGTTCGGCTTGATGACACAGTTGTAGAGGTTGTCGTAGATGTTCGTCTGCCTCTGCGCCGAGGATGTCCCGGCGATGCCGAGCAGCACGTCCGTCCAGTCGATGCCCCACATCGTGCGCCCACGGTTCGCCTGTCCCGATTGGAACGCCGACAGCTTGTCGTCGAAGTAGGGGTGATGGAAGATGGCGAGGTTGAACCCGCCGAGGTCCGGCGGCAACTGGTAGAGGTTGTAGGGCATCGCCACTTGGTCGCCGAACTTGAGCGCGCCCTGCTCGCTGTAGTAGCGAACCGTGTCCACCCCATACTTCGCCTTGTAGAAGCTGGTGAACAACTGGAGGATTTTGCCCGCCGTGTCGCGGTCGGTCATAAAGTCGATGGTGTCGACCGTGCCGCCGTCCGCCTCACGCGCCCGCTTCATCAGGTAGGCGACCGCAGCGAGGTTGTCCACGCTGAGCGGGTTGCCTTGGTGGTCCAGATACCGCCCGCAGTCCTGCAACATGGTCTTGAAACCAAGCGCGCGGGCCTTGTATTCGAGCGTGCAACCGCCCGCGTTCGGGTCAATCACCGTCGGGAGCGACGTGTAGGTTTCGACCGTCTGGTTCTCGTTAATGCGCTGCCCGTAGAACACCGAGTTCACCCAGTCGCGCATGAACTTCGCGTATTTGATGCGCTTCTGCTCGGCCAGAGGCAGTTGCGCGAACTCCTTGAAGTAACCCGAGGTGAGCGCCGCGTTGAGCGCCTTCAGGTATTCGTCGGAGTATTCGTGCGTGTAGCGCGAGGTCTGGAGCCAGAACGTCAGCAGCTTGTTCGTGTTCTCGGCCACCTCGTTGAAGCACCACGCCTCGTAATCGCTGATGCTGTTCGTCAGGTTGATGACCGTGCCCGCCTTCTGCGTGAGGAGTCCCTGCCACGGCTTGCGGCCAGCGGCGCCGAGCGCCCCCCATCCGCCCGAGGAGTAGTTCGGCTCGCCAACCACATCAGCCTTGGTCGGGTCGCCGGGGTTCACGACCGAACTGATGATGGTGAACTGCGCGGCGTAGGCCACGTTCGTCGTGGTGTCCACCCATTCGACCTGCAACACCTTGCCGACGAGGAAGTAGTTCTGGACGTTCGGCAGCGCCGTCGCGAGCGTTCCGCCGTGGTTGCCAATCGTCAGCGTGAGGCGATACGCCTGACCGCCGACCGCCGATTGCTGCGCCGCGTCCGTCAGCACGAAGTAGTTGCTGTTGATGTTCCGCTTCTGCCGACGGTAGATGTAGGGCAGGATGACCGAATCATTCGGTGGAATCCGCACCTTGCTCACCGCGTTCTTCACCGGGGCGAGGCGGCTGAACAGCAGCATCTCAAGCGTGTTCTCGATGTAACCCGCCGCCTTCGCCTCCTGCGCGTTGGTGATGAGCTTGTCCATGCCCACCTCCTTGTTGCCTTGGTCCTCGAACGCCTGAGGTGTCATGCCGATGATGTTCGCCCGCGTTAGCGAACAGCCAGCCGATGACGGGATGTTGACGACGCGCGGATTGCAGTTGTTGGGGAAGGCCATGTTGAGTATGGGTTGTCGTTGGAGCCAAGATTACCGGCACCTTACGAACCAGACCACCTTCACCGCGCAGATTGTTGAAGATTTTTTCCCGAAGACCGACTTATATCGAATCAGCCTGTGGCGAACTTCTCAGCACCCGGATACAGGCGTTTGAAGAATTGTTGGATTTCCCCGTCTGGCTGGCCAGAAGCTGTCGGCCCCGGCGCTGGCTGAATGCCTGCGTGCGGGGATGTCCCTTTCGGCGGATTCGGTGAAGCAGGAGCGGGTTGGTGGCCTTGCGCCCGCACATAGCCGCCCTTTTCGAGCGTCCGAATCTTGTGTTCGGCCTCTTTTTGGGCGTTCACTTGAATCATGGCGAGCACCTGTGCGTCGCTGAACGTCCAGTGCGCCGCGCGTTCCTGTTCGGTCATCGAGGCAATCGCCTCGCGTGTCGCGAATGTCCTTCCGTTCACAACCTTGCTGGCCCCGCCATCGCGCATGAACAAACGCTCCTGTTCCTTCAGGAACTGAAAAAGCCATACATGGTCGCTGTTCCGCGCGTCGAACTCGGCCACGCCGTTCACGAGGTTCACGTAGTTCGTTGCCGCCTGATGCGCCGCAAACAGAATGGGTGCCTCGACGGGATACTTGTCGAGCAGTTCCTGCGTGAACCCTCCAGATTGCACCGCATCAACAAGGGCTTTCGGGATGAAGCCGTTCTGCTGAGCGCCGACGTTGCCCATGAACCCGCTGATTTGAGCGTCCCTTGATGCCTGTGTCCTGACGGCACGCAGTTCAGCCTGCTGCTTCTCCATCGTCGCCCGCATGTCATTGGCGGCCTGCTGCTTCGCCTCGTCGATGAGTTGCGCTCGTTCAAGCTTGCGACGGTCGCCCTCCTGATACTTCGGTCGGTTTGTGTTCACAAACTCCTCGAAGTCGGCGTCTTCCGGTGTCAGGTGCGGATGCTCGGAGACGAACGTGTTCAGTTTCTTGAAGTAGTCGCGCATCTTCGCCTCGTGACCGGGATACTTCGCCGGGTTGTGCGTCTCGGCGAACCTTGCGAGGCTGAGTTCCTCAAGCTGGCTTTCCGTCAACCCCTCATTCGGGTCGTTTGGGGGCGGCGTGGCCGCAGGCGAAGGTGATGGTGTCGGGGCAGGGGCCGGTGCCTGCTTGATGGACAACTGCGGTGTTGCAGGCGCGAGCTTCACCGCTTTCTGTGCTTGAGGAACAGCGGGTGTGGGTGCTGGTGCAGCCGGAGCAGGAGGTGGGGCAGACTCGTTCTTCTTTCGCGCCTCCTCGATTTCAGCCTGTCTCGCCATCTGGTCTGCGAGTGGGACTGCAAGTTGGTTCGCGACGCCATCCTCGGGTGCCGGTGTGACCTTCGGACGTGACGACGGGTCGCCGATGACGAGTCCTACTTTCTCGGCGAGCTTTGAAACGAATGGGTCGATTGGGTCGGGCATGGTGTGGTGTGTGGTGTTGGTTCTTGAGGGTGCTTATTCGCTGATGATTTGCCAGTCCTCGGCCAGCATATCTGTCTGGCTTGCCAGCCATCCTGTGAGGACTTTCTTGTCGGCGGTCATCATTCGGATGCTGCCAAGGGCTTCAACCTCGCCGCCGTTCGCTTCGGCCAAGGCTTTAAGATGAGGCTCGCGACACCATTCAGCCTTTACCTTTGCGGCTGGGAGAAGCCACAGATACATTCCGCGCCCATTCCAGCCGGGGCGGGTCACTCGCCGCCCGCGTTTCAACGCCTCGATTGCTTCTCCGAATTTAAGGTCTGAAGTCTTTTCCATAATCTTAGTCTTCTGGTTGTGGCCTTACGCTGCTGCTTCTACGGGCTTGATGTCAGGAGGCATTTCCGATGGCGTCAGTCCATTCGCCTGCTCAATCTGGCGCTGGACGTCGGGCGGGGCTGAACCATAGGCGACGGTCGGCGGTTTCGGTGCCTGCGCAAGCTGCTCGATGCGCTTCTGCATCTGCATCAAGACCTGCTGCATCTGCGCCGTGTCTTCCGTCTCCTTCGCCAACGCCTCGGAAACCTGCTGCATAAACATCTGCATCTTCTCGTTCTCGTCAGGGCCGAACTTCGTGTTCTCGCCGGGGGCGAGTTCGAGCTTCACGTCAACGGCAGCGCCAGAGGACCGGAGGATTTCATTGATGACGGCGTATAGCTGCTCCTTGCCCATTGCCTCGATGACACCGGGCATCGCCGACAGGAACTGCATAAGCTGCGTGAGCACGGTGGCCCCCTGCTGGTTGGAACCGCGCTCGGAGCCGTCCTTCGACGAGAAGTAGACCGAATGCACCAGCGCGCTCGGAAGCCCGATGATGGTGCGCTTCTTCCTGAGCGGGTCTGAGAAGGTTTCGTTCTCGTCAACTGCCACGGTGAACCCGGCCTTCTTGATGACCGACTCTGGATACCGCGCAATCACAGGGACACGAAGCTCCGAGCCGCACGCCACGAGCGATTCGTAGATGATGCGCTTCTTCGCCTCCCTGCCCGCGTCAATGCCGTCCGAGATGAACGAGAAAACCGAGGTCGTCGTCTGCGCAATCTGGTTCGCCTCGGTCGCGCTGATTTCCCGAGGCGCGGGTTGACCCTGCTCGTTCGGTGACATCGCCTCCATGCGCTCCACCAAGGAGATTAGCTGCGCCATTGCTTGAACGCTTGCCGTGATGGATTGCGCCGCGCGTGTCTCGTGCAGCACGACCGCCTTGGAAATGTCGATGCCGTTGTCCTTCGCCCGTGACCCTGACAACTCGACGATGATGGGTTCAGCCGACCAGCTTTTGCCCTTCAACTGCGACTGAATCTTCTCGCGCTGCTGCTTGTCAGGGATGACGTCGATGTCGATGGTGACAACCTTCATCAGGTCGGCCTCGGCGGTCTTCAGCATCTGTGTCACGAGGTTCGTCATCTGGTCCTGATACGGCATCAACTGGTGCGCGAACGAGATGTTCACCTGCCGGTTCTCGTTCTCGTTGTAGGCGTAGAAACAGCACGGGGAGGACGGCATGAACTCGGCGAAGATGACCGCGTTCTCCGACGCGAACGTGCACCGCATCCAGACAGGATGCGGGTAGTCGCCGATGCCGTAGTTTTTCGGGATGATTTTCTCGAAGTATTCGGTCTTGAAGACTGACGTGTCGTCCATGAGGCTGCCGTAGAACCCCACGTTGTTCACGCGGTCGTTCATCGCCGGTTCGTCAATCTCCGTCTTCGAGGGCGGCGGCTTCAAAGCCGAATAGTAGTTCGTGAAGTAGGGGCGGTAGGCCGAATACTGGCCCCACAACGTCATCCCGTAACCAATCACGTCCTTGTTGAAGTAGAGCGGGTTGTTCCTGATGTCGCCGAACCGAGCCACGTCCCAAAACCCGACGTAGCTCGACCCAGTGTCCGTGTTCAGCGTGGAAATGGGATAGGCGTTGTCCCAAAAGACACGCGACGGATGCGGGTTCACGAAGCAAATGCCCTCCTTCTCGATGGACGAGGCAAGATTGCCGTTCTCGTCGACGTGGATGGACTCCAGCTTCTCCCAGCTTGACCGCACGAAATCGAGACAGTGACCGTAGAGAAGAACGTCCCTGATGACCTGCACCTCATGCGCACGCAGGCCAAACTGGTCGACCATGATGTCGGCGCGTTGCGACAGTGCATCGGAGCGAAGCAGGTCGACCTCGGAGGTTCCCCGTGGCTCGTATTTGAAGTAGGGCCAGAGGTTCGTGTATTTGTTGCTCTGCGCCGAGAGCCTTCTCGTCACCATGCTGCGGATGAGGTTCACCTCGGTTTCAACGAAGGTCGGAAGCTCGATGCCCGTCACCTTGCCGGTCCCGTCTTTCCTGATGTATTTGTCCGCGTTCGAGATGTTCGCCAAGTCGGTCACCGCCTGCTCGAACTGAAGCTTGCCCTGTGCATAGAGCAGCAACGGTATCTTCGTCCGGTTCACAGGCGGTGAATCCCAAGCGAGGTCCACGGCGGTCCAGATGTGATGGTTCTTCAGGCTGAACGCCATGTGCTCGTTGAGGCGCGAACGAATCTTCTCCTCGAAATGCTGCCGTGTTTTTACGTCCTGCTGCCTCTGTTCCACCTGCTCCTTCGTCATCTTCGACTTCTCGGCCTCGGTCGGGGCGACGGCGGTGAACACTTCGGCCAACCGATTGTCGGTCGTGCCCATTCTGCGCATGGCGTCGAAACAAATCATGTGATGGTCGCGCCTTTGCGCGTCTGGATGATGAGGTTGTAAGGGACAATCGGCTTCTTCGACATGGTGCGCCTCAACAGGAACTGCGAGAACAGGTGCAGGTGCAGCGCGACGGAACCCTTCAGAAAACCGGACTGCGTCCACGCTTCCTTCTCCACCGGAACCGCCGCCACACCGAACAGCAACTCGGCTGGCGTGCATTCGCACCGCAACGCCAGTTCAGCGACGTGCTCCTTCGTCCAGCCGTTGAGCACGCCCATCTTCACCCAATGGTCGTAGAGGAGCAACTGCCTTACCGAACGCCCCGTGTCGTTCCAGACCGACTTCAGCGACTCGATGTCCTCGGCTGCGGCCCCGGCGGTGGTTTCTGCTGGGTTCATCGTCAGTAGGTCGCCCCGCCGACCACAATCATCGCTGGCGACTTCTCCTCCTTTTCGTCGCCGCCTTCGAGCTTGACCGCGCCCACATCATCCGACGGGGGAGGCGTGTGTTCGCCATTGTGCAGCGGGCCAGCCTCCTCGATGGAACCGGAGATTCCATTGCTGTCGATGGAGGTGACGAGGAACGCCACCTTAGCGGAACAACGACCGCCCACCTTGTAGGATTGGAACGCCTCGAACAACTCGGGCGCACCGTCGAAACTGATGTGGATGATGTTTGCTTTGTCGTGCATGGGTTATCTTTAGGTCGCGAAGCGCGGAGTTGCAAACGCTTTCGGTGTCATCCATCCGGCTCCGCACAGGTAGACCTCCGGCTTGTAGCTGTCGCCGCTCATGGACGCCCGTGTCGCGATTCTTGACGGATGCACGCTGTAGAGAAACGGCGGATAGCTGCATGAGTCGAACGGGTGGATGTGCGGCGAGCGCGCGGGCTTGAACCCGGCCATCGGGTCGTAGTCGGACTTCGACCTCTCCGATTCGAGGTGCATGAACATCTCGATGTGCCCGTCGCACAGCGCGGAGACGACCAAGCACTCCTGCTGCAACAGTGAAATCATCAGCCTCACCCGGTCGGCCCTTGAGTTCTTCCCCTTCGGACACGGCATCAGCCGTATGCTGCCCTTCGACAACTCCTCGATTTCACGGGCGTCGAAGCTCCCGTCCGACCGCTGATGGCTGAACGCGGCCTCGTCCGAGATGTGCACGAACTTGAGCTTTCCGCCAGACCGCTCGTTCCAATACTTCATCCGTTCGAGTATCATCGGCACCACGGCGAAGTAGGGCATGTATTCCCCGACAAGGTTCACCTCGTCGAACACCGTCCACAACGAGCGTTCAGTGGTCGGAACCATCTGCATGAAGCTGACCGAAAAGTTCACGGGGCCGGGGTCGTAACCAATGATGACCGGGCTGGTCGGTATCACCGAAAGGCCGGTGTTCTTCGCCGAGTCGCCCTTCACATGGATTTCAGGGATGAACCACGCCTTGAAGATTGCCGTTCCCGACGGGCGGTCCACCCACTCGCCACGAACCATCCGCGCCTCCTCGACAGGGTCGCCGCGCACCGCCTCTACCACGGAGTTCCAATAATCGTCTGGAATGTTGTGCCGGTTCTCCGCGATGGGGACGTGGAACCGCGCGTATTCCGGCTTCGGTTTCCCATCCTCGCCAATGCTGCGTTCCCAAAACCGCTTGTAGAGCCAGTGCCGTTTCCCCTCCGGGTTGCAGCAGTAGATGATTTGCTGGAGCTTGATTCCCTCCCGACGCCCAATCTGCTGCACAATGGACGTGAAGTAGGTGTCGGACTCAAGGGTCTGCGCCTCGTCCACCATCACGAACGACGGCTCCATGCCTTTCACGCGGTCACTGACAAACCCCTCGACAGGCATCGACAGAAGAACGATGCGGCTCCAGCCGTTCTTCCAGTTGCGCACCCAAAGGAACGTGTCCTTCGCGATGTTGGTTTTCGGGTCGCTGAAGAACTGGTTCTCAGGATTCGCTTGGTCGAAGCCAAGTCCTATCGCCCAATCAGGAAGGATTTTACGGATGAGCTTGTCCCATGCGCCTCCTTCCTCGGCCTGACGCTTGACGCCGGTGATGATGATGCACAGCGCGTTCTCGTTCTCGTAGGCGTGCCGCACCATCTTGTGCAACGCCCCGATGGTCTTGCCCGACGCGCGCTCACCGTAGCTCAGGATGAACTTGCAGGTGGAATCGAAGATGGCCTGCTGCGTCGGGTTCAACGATGGCTTCCAGCCACTCGCACTCATACCCCCAACTCCTTCTTCGCCTCGGTTTGAACGGCTGCGTCGATGATGCCGATTTCAGCGCCCAACGTCTCCTCGACATGCGCGGCGTCGTGATTCACTCCGTTCACTCCGTTCGGAACAGTCTCCACCGCCTTGTTTGTCGTGGCATCGATGACGGGGGCGTCGCACCGACCGAACCCCGGCTTCTGCCTGCGCCCGTTCATCTTCAGTATCTCACTCTGCCTTTGGAGCAGGGCTGCCTTCATTAGCGTGTTCTTGCTCACGTCGGAACCGAACCTGCGCAGGAGTTCGGTGCCGCGAATGAAGGCGTCGTTCGCCTCCGCAATCAACACCGCCTTCACCTCGTCCGGTTTCCCCGATTTCTCGAACTTCTCAATCATCTCAAGTTGCTTGTCGCAAAACTTCTTCAGCTTCACCACCTGCAACCCGACAACACCGCAGATGAGGTCGTGCATCTGGACGTAATGCTTCTGGTGGAACGCATGGTAGGCGACCGCCAGCGCCCCCTCATCCGCGCTCAGCTTCAGGTCTGGATTCACCAGCGCCGTCTTGAAGTCGCCGCTGGACCGCGCCCCCTCCTCGACGACCATTCGCTCCGCTTTCCGCTTCTCGGCGTCGGTCGGCCCTGTTCGTAATGACTTCAGCTTCGCCATCTCAGACACTTTGCAATAGTTCCACCATCGCGCAAGTTCATTGGCACCGCCGCTGCTCAATAGGAGACGAACGGTGTTTGGTTGTAACCGAATACACCATTGACACCGACCGAACTGTAGTTACACTTTTGGACATGGGCAAGGGAAAAACGAAGTGGGTGAAGATACGCCTCCCCATGATGACCCACGCGAAGGCGAAGGCGAAGGCCGCCATGTCGCTGATGTCGTTCGAGGAGTGGCTCGTGTCGCTCGTCGACGAGGCCGTTGAAGAACCGAAGGACAAACCAGACAAACCATGAAGAAGAAACCCGATGAACCACCCGCCGTGCAAGCGGAGGTGGTTGTTGAACCAATGGCGCTGAGCCACGTCGAGGCGATTGAGCGCGCTCAGATTGAGGTGCTCGTTGCCACGGCGAAGAAGTTCCCAAGGAATCTGCACGCTTGCCGTCAATCCGCCCTTGAGCTTGCGACCATGACCAAGGAGATGGCTGCGGATTGCTTCTACAAAATCCCAAGAGGGGGGAAAATCATCGAAGGCAAGTCCGTGCGCCTCGCTGAAATCATCGCCTCGACATGGCAGAACATCAGGGCCGGTGCGCGCCCGGTGAGCAACGACGGCAAGCACGTTGTCGCTCAGGCGTTTTGTCACGACCTCCAAACCCATGTGCTAATCGTGCGCGAGGTGAAGCGGCGCATCACGGACAAGGATGGAAGGGTGTTCAATGAGGACATGCAAACCCTGACCGAGAACGCGGCGTGCGCGGTGGCCCTGCGCAACGCCATCTTCTCCGTCATCCCCGGTGCCTACGTGCAGACTATCTACGACAAATGCAAGCAGGTGGCCGTCGGGGACGCGACCACGCTTGAGGAACGGCGAACGAAAGCCGTCGATTACTTCAAGAAGATGGGCGTGGACGAGAGACGAATCTACCTCGCGCTCGGCGTGAAGGGCATCGAGGACGTCGGGCTTGAACAACTCGAAACCCTGACCGGCATGAGAACCGCCATCACCACGGGGGAAGGAAAGCTGGACGACCTGTTCCCGCCCGTTCCCGCCAAGACTTCTGCTCCAACCACTGGAAAGCCCCTCCCCTCAGGCACACCGGAGGAACTGCTCAACCAACTGGCGACCCTCTGCAAGATGGCCTCCATCACCGAGGAAAAGCTTCTCGCGTTCTGTCTCAAGGAAAAATACTTCCCCGCCGATGCCGGTGTCGCGTCCGTGGCGGACCTCGCTCAGGTCTGCCCGTCGCGCCTTCCGATGCTGGTGGGTAACTTCGGAACACTCCAACATGCCATCAAATCCTCCTGATGTCCGGGCCGGACTCCCATCAGCATCCGGTTTCGAGCGCGTCGCAAACTGTCCCGGCTCCCATCAAGCCGTGGAGGGGCTACCTTCGGAATCATCCAAGGAGGCACAGGAGGGAACCGAGGTTGCCGAAGCCCTTGCCGGTGGTTACGAACCCGACGACAAGGAACTCGCCGAAATAGCGAAGCGGCTGACTGCCCTGACCAGCGAGGCGCGCAGTCAGTGGTATGACTCGTCAGGTCTTGTCGGTTCCGTCCACGAATCGCGGGAGAGACGGTTCTGGATACATGACTCCAAGACCGGCAAGGCAATCGGCAGCGCCCAATGCGACGTCGTGTTCCAAAGCGACAACAAGGGGCTGGTGGTCGACCACAAGACCGGGTTCCTCGCCGTCACCAAGGCCGAATACAACTGGCAGTTGAAGGTGCAGGCGGTGGCCGTTGCCGAGGAGTTCAACCTCTCCCATATCCGTGTTGCTGTTGCCCATCATCGGCTCACGTCGAAGCTGGACGTCGCCGACTTTGACGCCGACGCGCTCTCCAAGGCCCGGTGGGAAATCGAATACGCCGTCGAACGCTCGCAAGACCCGGAGGCTCCACGGTTTGCTGGCAAGTGGTGCCGTTACTGCCCCGCCAAGTCGTATTGCAGGGAGGCGATGGCTTGGGCAATCGTCGATGTCGCCGACATTGCCGTCGAGGAGGCCGTCATCATGGCCGATGTCGTTTCCGTCGAAGCCCTTCGCAGGGTCTACGAGAAGCATCAGGTCGCCGAGAAGGTCTTTGAAGCCGTCAAGAAACGGCTGCTGGCCCTCAGTGACGACACCCTGCTCTCCGTCGGGATGAAACGCGGCAAAGGGTCAACACTCAGGAACATCAAGAACAACCCGGCGGCCATCCGACTCGCGGTCGAGGCGTTCGGTGACCCCGTGGTGGATGCCAGTTGCAAGCTGATGCTCGGTGAACTGGAGGCTGCCTTGGCCGAAGCCGGGGGTCACACCGAGCACGAGGCGAAGGTAATGGTGAACACCGCACTGGCTGACGTCATCGAGTTCAAGGAAGGCGCTCCCAAACTCGTCGTCCTGCCTTCGTAGTTGACTCGCACTCCATGAATCATTAACGTCCACTCGTTCACCGAAAGGCGAACCGGCGATTGGAAAACCGCCGTCTCTTAACACCGACATGACAACCTCAGAAATCGCAAAGCAGTCCTCGGTGCCAATGGGCTTCTACTCGCGCAAGCGGGCGGTGTTACCCGTTTTCCACCGCCGAGGATTGCTTTGCGGATTCTCAGGTGTCATGTGAAAGCCCCATCCTTCCAGTTCTACGCTGACGACTTCATTGGCGGAACGGCATCCTTCTCTCAGGCCGAAACCGGCGCTTACGTCCGCCTGCTTTGCTACCAATGGGGTAATGGCTTCATCCCGTCCGCGCTTGAGAAGATGAAGAACGTCGCGGGTGGAGAAGTGACTGAGGATGTGCTTGCCAAGTTCCCGGTGTGGCCAGACGGCAAGCGGAGGAATGAACGGCTCGAAAACGTCCGGCATGAACGGGCTGACTTCATCGAAAGCCAGAGGGAAAAAGGCCGCAAGGGGGCCAAGAAGCGATGGGCCAAGGATAGCCGGGGCCATCCTCCGGACATCAATGGGCCAATAGCCGGGCCAATGGCCCACGATAGCTCTCCAGTCTCCAGTCTCCAGTCTCCTAATAATAATAAGCCAAATGGTGAATTGCTTCTGGATGATTATGCCCTGAACGGCGAACGACCATGCACCAAGAAACCGAACAGCCTGCCTCCATCACTCGACAACCCAACCTTCAGGAAGGTTTGGTCCGACTTCATCATGTTCAGGAAGCAGGCAAGGAAGCCCCTTACACCTATCTCAGAGCAGCGAATGTGGGAAAAGCTGTCCAGACACCCGCTCAGCACCGTAATCGCGACCGTTGAACTATCCATTGAGCGCGGCTGGTTGGGTGTTTTCCCCGAAGCTGTTATTAATAAACAACCTGCAACCGTCACGCCTTCAAAACCAGTGATTGAGGAATCCGACGAGGCGTTCTTCGAGCGGACAGGGATGACGAAGGCGGAGGCGGCTCAAATCGTGAAATGCCTATGAGCTACGGATTAGACCCTGAGCAGGGCATCCTGTCGTGTATCTTCTCGGACCAGAAGGTGATGGCCGAAGTGGTGGCGAGCGGACTGACTGAGAAGTGGTTCTACGACCCACGGCATCAGGTCGTCTTTCTCGTAATGCAACGGCTTTACAACAGAGCCTCAAACCCTTCCATGCCAGCAGTTTGGGGCAACGCGACCAATGACGAGAAACAAGCGATGGGTGGAATGGCTTACTACCAAGAGGTTGTGGATGCGGCTTCAAGCCCCTCTCATTGGCCCGAGTTCCTTAGGCAGCTTAGAGAAGCTGCGAAGAAAAGGTTCCTTGCCGAGGTGTGCGTGAGGGCGTCTCAACAAGCTCTTGGCGAAGGCATGGTTGACATCGAGGGGCTTAGGAAAGCCCTGACGGACATCGACAAGGACGACTCGACGGGCGGCAGGGGTGGGAAACAACTGGCCCAAGACTTCATCCAACGGGTCGAGGAACGGATGAAGCTGAACGGTGCGCTACCCGGAATACCAACGGGGTTTCCACGGCTGGACTACCTCACGGGCGGGTTGTTGAACGAGCAGTTCGTGATTGCTGCGCGAACGAGTCATGGCAAAACGTCGATGGGGCTTTGCCTCGTGCACAAGGCATGTCTCGTTGAGCGGATACCCACGCTGATTCTCAGCGCAGAGATGACGGCCACGGCACTTGTCACAAGGCTGTGCGCGATGCACACCAGCATACCGGCACGGGACTTCAAGCACGGCACGCTGCACGAGGACGACTTGAAACGCATTGTGCTGTTCAACGCGCTCATTGCCAACGCACCGCTCTACATCGTCGAGGACTTGGCCATGACAGCGGCCAAAGCCTGCGCACAAATCCGAAGACACGCGGCAATGGGTGTCAGGATGGTGCTGGTGGATTACCTTCAGAAGCTCAAGCCATTTGAGAAGAACGAGAAACGCACCTACGAGGTTGGCGGTGTCAGCGAGGCGTTACGGTCGGCAGCCATCGAGAGCAATGTGGCGCTCGTGACCCTTGCGCAGTTGAACAGGGAACCAGAGAAAGACAAGGGCAGACCGCCAAGGCTTTCCGACATCAAGGACTGCGGAGGGATTGAGCAGGACGCCGACACCGTTGGATTGTTGACCCGCTCGTTCAGCACCTCGGACCCGTCGGGTGAACAGGCGTCGCTGTATATTGCAAAGCAAAGGGACGGCGGCCTTGGAACCATCCCGCTGTTCTTCAATGCGAAGTTCACGCGGTTTGAAACACCACCCGACCCGATGGCCCCATGAAGGTCACCCCCATCGGGAGGCTGATGTTCCTTGTGCGAAGCTCGAAGGGCCGTGGTCAATACGTCGTTGATTTGGCGTTTCACCACGGGCGGGGAAGATGCGATTGTCCAGACTATGAATACCGCAAAGAGAAAAGCAGGCGGACGTGCAAGCACATCAGGGTGGCGCAGGAGTTCCTCCTACGCTGGGTCATCATTGAAATCTGCAAGACGTTTCGCGAGTTTGACTCGCAGAAAGCGCCCTAACCCGAGGTCGCTCAAGCGGCTGACAGAAATCCGGGCCTACTACAAGATGAGAACCAAGTTCCTCAAACAACACCCGACCTGCCCCGTGACCAGAGGCAGGACGACCGACATTCATCACACCAGAGGGCGGTCGGGTCGGCTTCTCAATGACCGGCGATTCTGGCTGGCCGTTTCTCGCGAAGGGCACAAGCAGATTCATCTGAACCCGAAATGGGCGCGTGAAAAAGGGTTCCTGTGTCCCATCGGACAATGGGGGGTGTGCCCGTGAACTGGACCGCGCAAATGGTGGCGGCGCACAACGCCAAGGTAGCTGGCACGGCGTTAGCTCCAAAGGTATTGGACAGTGCAAAGTTGAACCTGAAGCTGAGGTCATGCACCGAATTGACAAAGCTGAACAAGACCGAAACCGAGTTCCTGCGGACCATTCTGGAGCCGTGGCGACCGGACTGGATTGGCGTTCAAGCCATTACGCTGAAGCTGGCCGATGACATGCGCTACACGCCGGATTTTTGGAAGCTGTCGGATGGGCTGCTCACGGCCTACGAGGTCAAGGGCGGCTTCATGCGCGAGGATTCGTTCCTCAAGCTCAAGATGGCGGCGCGGCTCTTTCCGTTCTTTCAGTTCGTCTTGGCTCAGAAGAAGAAAGGCAGTTGGAGCCTGAACCACATCAAACCATGAACATCATCACGACGAGAGACGGGAGGACTGCGGGGCGGGTGGACGGAACGGTGTTCTCAAAGCAAGTCTCGGGCAGGATTCATTTCCTTCGCAAGCCCTTAGGCATCGCGTTCGATGTCACTGTCATCGAGGATGCCAAACGCCTTGGGGCTGACAGGCTGAGGGTCACGGACACCGACACCGGCCAGCACTACCACGCCACGATGAAGGCTGTCGAGCAGAAGGGCATCAGCATCGACCGGGGGCACGGCAGACAGGTCGTTCTCCCAATGCGCTACTGGAGCGCGTCATTCGAGCAGGCGCTCGTGGTCGAGATGGAGGATGATGTCGAGGCGGCGAAACAACTGTCGATGGAAGGGCTATGACTGCCTTCGGATTCAAGCCGGTGCGGTTCGCACAGTGGCTGAGGATAATCAAGATGGAAGCACGGACACTGACATTGAAGGACGCGCTCTTGGCGATGTGGAAGATGATTTGTCATCGTGGCGGCGCTGCAAGAAGGACGTGGTTCATCAGGATGCGCACCTGCCATCGCTGCCCGATACACGACAACGAACTGAAACGATGCAGACCGTTCACAGGCTCACCTTTCGGTTGCGGATGCTACACTCCATTCCTTGCAACCGGACAGACAGGGAGCCTGTGCTACGCCACACGACATTTCCCTGAGAAGAAGTGGGGATGGACGCCATGATTGACCGAACACAAACCATGTCGCGCTTCGACGACAGCGAGGATGAGTCCGACGCCGAGCGCGACAGCCGTGAGGAACGGGAATACGAACGCGCCGACCGAGAGCATGACGAGCGGCGGGACAGGGCTTGCGAGGAGCGGGCTGAAAGGGAGAACCACCCATGACCTGCACCACCTGCTACGTGGCCTTCGAGCCGCACGCGCCCGCGCCAAGCGACCTGTGCCTGCCGTGCTTCGTTATCCTGTCTGTCGCCGAGTGCGCGGACGCCAAGCGTTCAGCCATTGAGCATTGCCGCCGCGCAGACGATGCCGAGGCTGCTGTCGGCGAGAACTGCAAGACCATCGCCCGCCTCACCGCCGAGCGCGACGCGGCGCTTGCGGCCAATGCGCAGATGAGGGAGGCGGCGGAGAAGTTGCGGGCGCAGGTCACGGCCCTCGCCGCATACCGGAGGCGTCATGCCCGTTGACCGCAAACGCTACCCGGCCAACTGGAAGGCCATCAGCGCAGCCATCCGCGAGCGCAGCGGCGGACGATGCGAGTGCTCAGGCGAGTGCGGATTGCACAAGACAACGCCCGGCCCGCGCCGATGCACCGAATGTCACGGTGAACCGGCGAAGTGGGCGAAGGGCAAGGTGATTCTCACGGTCGCGCATCTCGGTGTCCCGAAGCCGGACGGCTCGCTCGGCTCGAAGCACGACAAGATGGACTGCCGACCGGAGAATTTACGGGCGTATTGTCAGCGGTGTCATTTGCGGTTCGACATGGATGAACACGTTCAGAACGCCAAGCGAACACGCGCAAGGAAACAGTGGGCTAACCAGCTACCGTTACCGGGACACAGCGCATGAATCCGCTGCTGCAATCGAAAGGCAATAGGCCGCGCACCGGGAGGGTTATTAAGTGCGCACCGCAACGGCGCGGCGGCGGGGACGGACGGCGCGAGCTTGTCGAACTCGGAGAAACCATTGACCCGGAATAACCATGCCCACCAAACCGTCATTCACCCCGCAGCCCTTCACGCCGGAGCAC